TTACCACCCGGTCGAGAAGGGGCGGGGGAGGGCATACCCCCCTGGGGTACCCGGCATACCCCTCGCCTCCCCATTTACCCAGGTCAACGCCCATTTCCACTCGAGTCTGCCCCCCGTCTGTGCCTGCCTGCAGTGCCCTGTGCCCAGTGCCCAGCCCGCACCCCTGCACACCCTCCTACCTGCCCATACCCCTGCCTGCACCCCTGCCTACCCCTACCCCTGCATACCCCACCCCTAGCGGGGTGTACCCCTACCCAGTACCCCCACCTGCCCTGCCTACCCAGTACCCCTAGTACCCAGTACCCCCGGTAGCGGGTACCCCTGCAGCGCACCCCCTGCCCTGTAGGCCCCCTGTAGGACCCCCTGTAGGGGCACCCCCTGCACCCTGCCCAACCTGCGACTTTGGGCAATTTCAAATTCGGACTTGACAGAGAACGGGAATGGGTGTCTAATGGAGTCACGCCGGAAGGAAACGACCGGCTCGCAGATTCAAAACTCAACAGCGGATCGCAGGACTTGACAGAGAACCGAATGGTTTGATACGGTGAGGTCACAACAGCACAGAGTCCAAGTCACAGGCAGCGGGCACCCCGATACCAGCGGGTTTGAGAGCGCACAGGGTAGAGCAACACTACGCAGCCACTTGACAGAGAACGGACAATGAGCTAGCGTAGAGACCACACAACAGCAGACCGACGGACTTGACAGAGAACGAACGATCCGCTAGAGTGTGAATCACAACAAAACATCGGTAGCCGCACTGAGCACCCGGCGGTGGCGAGAGGTGACAGATCTCGCCCGAGAATCCGGGAAGGTGGCGCTCTTAACAGAGTGGGTGCGGTGAACAAAGTGGATATCGCGGACACGAAAGCCCCAAGGGTTGTCAACCGGAGCAGGATGCTCATCGGGACGACCACAGGCATCGCACGCCCCACAGACATAGTCGGACCTGGGAAGATATGAACTCCGGGAGCGGTGACGGACAGGTCACTCGCCATGATCGGAGGAATCAACCTGACACTGAGCATTCGTGCAGGGACTACGTGACGAGCGGTGGAAACACACGTCGGCGTAAGGGAACGCAACAGGGTGAACCGACAAGGGATGAGCAGCCAACGGAAACCGATGGTAAGCACGCGATTCGGGGCTGGCGCTTGACGTGAGGGTTCAATCCCCTCTCATCCCACTTTGCCTCAAGACTTGACAGAGATCGAAAGGATCGAGCGATGGCAAAAGGACAGACCTTCCAGAACGGGCAAGGCTTGCACGCTCACGGATTCAACTGGGCCGAGACGCTCACGGTGGTTCGCAAGGACCCGATGAGCTATGGCGTCGAACGCTACTTGGTCCGCAACAGCAATGGCCGTCACGGCTACGCGTACTGAGAGGACAGAGCAATGATCTACGGCGACCACAAAGTGATCAGCGTCAACGCACGCGGCGACGTGCTGCGGGTCCTGGTCGAAGACATGGAGACGGGTGACCGGGAGTACCGCGTCATTCCTATGACCTAAGACTTGACAGAGAACGGAGCGGAGGCATGGCCAGCCTCAAGCGGAGCAACGACCGCAAGGTAGCCAACCACGTCAAGGTGTCGAAGTCGGGCAAGGCTTCACCGGGCATCCAGAACACGTTCGGCCTGCCATCGGGTCGGCAGTTCTCCTGCACTGAAGCCACCGACTTCTGCAGCAAGATCTGCTACGCGGGCAACCTGGAGAAGATCTACAAAGGCGTCAGCGACGTGCTGCTCCACAACTGGGAGCTGCTCAAGGACGCGTCTCGCGAAGACATGACCATCATGCTCGGAGAGATGGTCGCGGCGTTCGTCAAGGACTGCGATAAGCGCAAGGCTCCGAAGCTGTTCCGCATCCACTGGGACGGAGACTTCTTCAGCCCGACGTACGTCACCGCCTGGGCGAAAGTCATCGCCGACAACCCGGACGTGCAGTTCTGGGCATACACAAGGGTTCAGACGGCAGCCGTGTTCCTCCACGCGCAGAAGCTGTCGAACCTCGCGCTCTACTTCAGCGCGGATCGAGACAACATCGAGGTCGCACGGTTCCTCGAAGGCAAGGGCATCAACATCGCCTACGTCGACCAGACCTTCGCAGAAGGCAAGGCGCAGTTCCCGAACGCCACGCGGTGCCCGGAGAACAACAAAGCCATCGAGCTGATCAGCGACAAGGGTTCGGCCTGCGCTCGCTGCGGGCTCTGCATCAACGGACGCAAGTCGGTGCTCTTCTCAGTTTCCAAGCGCTGAGACTTGACAGAGAACAGAAGGGTGAGAGGGATGGACACCAACCGGCTGAAGCTGGCGCTCGCAAGGCTTCTCGTCGCTGGCGCGGCAATCGGAGCGATGGTCATGTGCGACCAGATCGAAGGCACCGATTCGGCTCGGATCAAGGGCGACGACAACGGCGACGGCATCGTCATGGAAGACGAGACCGGCTGGGACTGCAGAGCCATGAGCAACCAGATCTGCGGGCCTGCCAATGACCAAGGTGTCGCGCCTGGTCGGTACGAGGCCGGCGTCCTGGTCGAGGGATGGGACGCGATGCTCGTCCGCTGCGACGGCAGTGACCTCTGCCTGGGGGCGTGACATGAGCTTTCAGGAATGGATGCGCCGAGTCGACCGAGTGATGCTCGCGATCACCGGGCTCACGCATCGAGACATCGCCGACTGGAACTACAGGGATGCCTACGACGACGACGTGTCGCCACGCACGGCAGCCCTCAAGGCACTGGCCAACTCGCTCTGAGAGGGATCGAGACATGAACATCCGAGACATCGCTGCCCTGATCCCACCGGACAAGGCACAGCTCGCCGTCGCGAGAGTCATCGCGGCGCTCGGCTCACAGTACGACTGGAACGCCGACACCCTCGACGGTGTGGCTGAAGCTGTGAAGAGCGTTGTGCCCGAACAGGTTCCGTCACCGTTCGATCAGGACGATGAAGCCATCGAGTTCTGGCAGGAGGTCTAGCCATGATCACCCCGTACAAGGGCCGTCACATCGGTCCCCGCACCCCAGTCTTCGCCTACCGCAACTTGCACAACGGCCAGTGGAGTCTTCGCGCTGAGGCTGGCCAGCACAAAGGCAAGGTGATCGGCCACGCCGACTCCGTCGCGCTGATCGACTGCCAGCTCAAGGTTTCGGAGGCCGGTCGCCAGCGAGTCATCGCTGAGCAGAAGAAGAACGTCCACGCAGGCGTCGTCGGGACCATCGTCCGAGACTTCGATCCTCGCCCCTACGACTGGGACGGCAGCTACGCGCAGAAGCTGTCGTACAACCCCTACAAGACTTCGTCGTTCACTGCGAACGGCGAACCCGTCGGCTACGCCACGATGGTTCACCTCGCCGACGACGGCAAGGCATACGCATACGGATCTGTGAGAGAGGAGAGGTAATGGCCATCGAGGCATCGCATTACGAGGAGACCCGGCAGCGGCTGACCAAGGACCCGCTCGTCCTGGCGCTGGCCGAGGAGATCCGAGGCTTGCCCCGCGAGCAGATGGTGCATGAGGACAGCGACACCCCGAGGTTCGAGTTCATGCAGGCAGCCAACCGTGAGTACCGCAGACGAGGCGGCACCGACGGGGGCCACATCGGAGCCATCGCCGAAGCCATCATCCGCATCCTCGACGCCTGAGCCATCACTGACTACGCCGTCCGGGCCACACCTCCTGTCCGGGCGGCTAGGTGAGTCATGGGTCAACACAACACAAGGGAGAGAACAGGTATGGACGGCAAGACCGCGAAGATGCAGAAGCAGGTCGCCAAGCTGCTGCGCCACGCGGAGGATGTCGTGGGCACGCCGGAAGAGGCCGTGTTCATGGCGAAAGCCTTCGAGCTGATCGCCAAGTACGGGCTCGACATGGCCAGCATCCAGGCCGACAAGCAAGGCTTGGACACCAGCGACATGCCCGACGAGAAACTCAAGAGGCTACGGTCCTTCTACCGCAAGCTCCGCGACGAAGGGTTGGTGTTGGAGTTCGATCCCAACATCCCCCCAATCGAGGGAGTGAGCGCACAGGGTGGTTGGCGGTTCGTTGAAGCCACCTCCGAAGAGCGGGAAAGCGGCATCTTGATCCGGGAGAACGAACACTCCCGTCTAACTGAAAAAGGAAGAATGATATGGCGTTTCCCGCCTCGCGAACCCTAGTAGAAGGGAACTCTGGTGCCTCTGCAAGTGCTTTCACGATCGCTCGGTCTACCCGATCCAGTCGTCCGTGTAGCAGAGCCGGGGCTCCTCTTCGCAGAAACGTGCAATCTGCTTGACGTAACAGGCTTGCTGGTCTACAAGAGCCCGGTGGTTCAGGACTCGGACCCGTTGTACGCGGACGTGGCCGACATCCTGAAGCGATCTAGGGTCGAAATCGTAGCCAAAGGCACCGTTCCCGATCCGAAGATGTACTTCGGGGAGGGCGAATGGTCTGTGCGCCTGCTGCATTCGACTCAGAAGCCGGTCATCACGGACCCCCGAGCAATCGACGTGCTCGATGTCATAGACACGTTCAAGCTCTCGGGGGCCTGCCTGCCGACGGAGGTGGGCGAGGAGTTCCACAACCGGCTCAAGCAGCTTCACTACGTCAAAGAGTTGACCAAGGAGGTGGCATCCTGACCGATACGCGTAAGCACCGCAGCGTATCTCAGCTCAAGCAGTACGAGCGGTGCCCCTATAGCTACAAGCTGGCCCGCATCGACAAGGTATGGCAGAGGCCGGCTGCCTGGCTCCCGCAGGGGAGCGCCGTCCACACCGTCCTGGAGGAGTACCGCAGGCGAGAACTCGATGGCGACCCGATGAGCCTTGAAGAGGCCCAGGAGATGTTCAAGGAGGAATACGCCAAGGAAGTGTCGCAGTACACCGAGGTGACCCCGAACTTCGACTGGTGGTTCAGATCTGGAAGGTACGACGGCGCAAGCGATCTCGAACGTCGTTGGCATATCGGGCTGGAGCAGATCGAGAAGTTCTTCGCCTGGACCGAAGGCCACCCCGAAGAGGTCATCTGGATCGCCCCTGACGGCACCCCAGGCATCGAGCTGGGCTTCGACATCGACCTCGACGGAGTCTTGGTCCGGGGCTACATCGACGCCGTGCTGAGGGACAGCGACGGCAACGTGATCGTCCGGGACTACAAGACCGGGAACACCCCCGGTGACGACTTCCAGCTTGGCGTCTACAGCGTTGCCCTGGCCGAGACCTACGGCATCGAGCCCCCGCAGATCGGGGACTACTACATGGCCGGGAAGAAAGGCGTGAAGGGCAAGCCGACGTACCCCTACGACTTGGGGGAGTGGCCCCGCGAGAAGGTCGCGGAGAAGTTCCGCGAACTGGAAGAGAACATCGCCGCCGAGCGCTTTGACCCGGACCCAGACCCGGACAAGTGCGCTTTTTGCGACGTGAGCTACCACTGTCCATTTGCTATGGGCTGATACTTGACAGAGAACGAAGGAGGTAGGCATGGCCGAGGTCGCCAAGAAGGCCGGGACGACCGCTTGGACCGGAGCGTGGCGGCTGCCGACCGACAAGAAGGACCACCGCAAGGCCGTACGCGCACAGCGTCGGCGTGAGAAGCAGGAGATGCGTAAGGAGGCACCGTGACGGTGAAGGTCAACGACCGCAAGCTGGAGCCGGGGACCGAGGTCTCCATCAAGGGCGAGCGCGGCAGATTCCGGTTCGTCAAGAGCACCAAGACATCTCAAGGCAAGACCGTCCTCGACTTCATCGGAGGGCCGGCGGGCCATGAACAGTGGCGCAGCTTCTACCCCGAGAGGGTTGAGACCGTCCACCGGATCGCACGGACGAGAGCCAACGCGAAGAAATGACCTCGACCGAGACGGAGTACTGGAACGTCCACATGGGGCCGAAGCCCGGTCTGCCCGCGTGGCATGTGCTGACTCAGCCATCGCGAACGCCGTTCCCGACGGTGGAGGCCGCGACCCGGTTCGCCAAGGCGCACAAGGAGATCGACCCCAGCAGAGACATCGTGATCGAGTACCCAGACGGGCGGAAGTGGAACGGAAAGGAGTGGGTGTGAGGAATATCCAGTTAGGTATGAACATCGCCAAGCAACGCCGGAAACTCACTCAGTTGGCCGCAGAGGCACCACCCGGCCACGTCGGGTACATCGAGCACCTGATCCGTCTCTTCGACCGCGAGGTGGCCGAGGGGAGGCCGACCCCGGCCAGCGAGTTCATCCCCATGTACCACGAGGAGTTCGGCCTGTGATCCCTCGTTGGCTATTGCTGCTCAAATACTTGACAGAGAACGGAGGCATCTTGAAGAAGAAACCCAACCTGGACGACCCCGAAGTGCGGAGCTTCCTCTACCGCACCGAGGAAGGCCCGCATGAGTCGGCAGCCGTGCTGCGGATGCACCGCGCTGGCTATCCCGGCCCCGTGATCATGAAGACGCTGAAGCTCAGGGGAACTCAGCTCATGCAGGCGCTCAACAAGGCCATCACCGACGAGCAGGACGCGGCCTCTCGGGGCCGAGCGATCCACGACGCGCTCATCGCGAGGGGGACGAAGTGATCTACCTGCTGGCGATCTTCCTGCACATCTACGGACGCCCGGTGGAGTGGGACGAATGAGCCTCCCTGAAGCACTCCTCATCGGATTCTCGCTGGGCATCTTCCTCGGACTGATCACTGCGGGGCGCTGATGTACACACCACTTCAGAGCTTGTACATCAAGGGCTCTGCCGGTGATCCGCTGCCCACGGTCTGGGAAGCGTTGGAAGTCAAGGGCACCCGGTTCCTGCGCGGCCAGCTCGCGCTGGTCTGTGCTGGCCCCGGTACCGGCAAGTCAGCGTTCGTCCTGACGTACGCACTGCTGGCCCAAGTCCCGACGCTGTACTTCAGCGCTGACTCCGACGCGTTCACCCAGCTCTCCCGGTCGCTGTCGATCCTGACCGGCTGGAGCATGGAGAAGTCGGCCAGGGCGGTGCGTGAGGGCGACCTGGGGGACGCCGAGGACGAGTTCCGCGACATCCCGATCCGGTTCAACTACAACGCATCCCCGAGTCTCGACCAGATCGAGGCTTCGATGATGTCGTACGAGGAGGTCTACGGAGATTTCCCCGCGCTGGTGGTCATCGACAACGTGACCAACGTCCGCACCGGCAGTGACGAGGACGACCCGTTCGCGGGTCTGGAGTCGCTGATGGACTACCTGCACGACATGGCGCGGTCGACGAGCGCCTGCGTGGTCGGTCTGCACCACGTCACCGGAGGCTACAACGACGCCGACAAGGCGATCCCGCTCTCCGGTGTCAAGGGTCAGATCAGCCGTGTGCCCGAGATGATCCTGACGCTGCACCGGGTCTCAGAGCAGTTCGGCTCTGACTCCCTGCGGGTCTCCACGGTGAAGAACCGTGGTGGCCGGTCGGACCCGTCCGGGCTCGACTACGCGGAGCTTGAGTTCATCGGAGACACCATGCAGATCCGCGATTTCAGCACGTCCACTACTTGACAGAGAACGAAAGGAACCACCCAATGGCCAAGCCCACCCCGAAGGCGAACCGACTGCACCAGCAGATCCTCGGCGACCTGATCGCGACGAAGCCGACGGTCTGGACGCAGAAGAGCATCGACCCGAACAGCCCGGACCCCAAGCGGCCCATCGTGATCGAGCGCAAGCACCACGGCACCGAGCTGGCCAGGCCGCTGGCCCGCAACGTGTCGGAGCACAACGTCGAGCGGGCTGCCAAGCGGTGGATTCCATGAGGCGGGTGCTGATCACCGGCAGCCGCGACTGGGTGGCCCGGACCACGATCTGGAACGCGCTCAACGCGGAACTTCACCAGTTCCAGCACGAAGGGATCGTGATCGTCCACGGCGGCGCTCGCGGCGCTGACGACATCGCAGACCGATGGGCGTGGGGCGCACGCCAGTCGGGCTGGCCGGTCCAGATCGAGAAGCACGAAGCCGAGTGGGACGAGCACGGCAAGCGCGCCGGGGTCATCCGCAACCAGAAGATGGTCGACCTCGGAGCCGATGTCTGCCATGCCTTTCCGCTCCAGGGGAGCGTCGGCACGCGGCACTGCATGGCTCGAGCCATCGCCGCCGGCATCCCGGTCGTCAACCACGGCTTTCAGCCCTACACCAACCAAGCACAGCAGTTCGCGGAGGCGTACGGATGAAGTTGAAGCACAAGACAATCGTCCTCGATGATGGGTTCCGAGTCGGGGTCTCGCAGGTAGGTACCGGCGTCCCGTTGGTGTTCCTGCACGGGCTCACCGTGAGCGCCTTGGCCTACGAGGAGCTGCTGATCGAGCTGGCCCAGCGAGGCTTCGCGGTGACCGCGCTCGACGCGGTGAACCACGGTCGGACGGACTCGCTGCCGTTCGGCCACACCGTCGAAGAGATGACCAGGGTCACGCTGCGAGCGCTCGACGCACTGGGCATTGATCAGGCCGTGTTCGTCGGCCACTCGATGGGCGGCGGGATGGTCGCCGAGATCGCACCTCGCTACCCGGAGCGTGTACTGGCGGCGATCCTGCTCGATGCTGCCGCAGGCAAGGAGCACCACGACAACCTCAAGGACCCTCTGCGGGCCACACAGCGCCTCTCGGGCGCGGTGGTGGATGTTCTCGGGGACACATACCAAGCGATCAAGCTACGGTCGGCCACCGAGGGCCTCGGCCTCGCGCAGACGCTCCGCAGTTCGTTCGCCGGGTTCCGGTTCGTCCGTGCGGCTTACGCGCTCCTGAAGGCCGACACAGAGCCTCTGCTGAAGGTGATGAAGGCACTCGACGTGCAGACGGCGGTGATCCACGGCCTGTCCGATCAGATCGTCCCGTTCGCGGCTGGCAAGAGCGCAGCCGAGGCATCGGGCGGCGCGCTATACGCGGTCGAGGGCTTCCACTCCTGGATGCTCGCTGACCCGGAGCTGGCCGCTGAGGTGATCGTCTTCGCGCTGCTCGGGTTCTACCCGCAGCGGTACCTGCTGGGGGCCGGATGACGCTGCCGCAGTTGTTCACCGTCATGATCATCACCTGGGGTCTCGGGGCATGGGCGTACCTGTGCTTGACCTGGAGTGACGATGAGCACGACGAAGCGTAAGCCGTCGCATCGCAACCAGGATCGGGCGCACAAGCGCAAGCCATGCGTCGACTGCGTGGCCGAGGGGATCACCACCAAGCGGAAGGCTCCGCATCCCGGCCCACGGTGCGCTACACACCACCGGGCCAAGCGAGCCCAACGTCGGGACACCTCCTGGGAGACACGGATCTTCGCCACCTACGGCATCACCTCCGAGGAGTACTGGGCGATCTACGAGTTCCAGGGAGGCCGGTGCTACGGCTGCCGCCGCGCCAACGGCAAGCGGAAGCGGCTCAGCGTCGACCACGACCACGAAACAGGCATCGTCAGGGGGCTTCTATGCACCGCGTGCAACCGCAACGTCCTGGGCCATCTGAGGGACGAACGCGAGGCGTTCCAGCGGTTCATCGACTACCTGGACAACCCACCGGCTGTGCAGGTTCTTGGTGAACGGATCACGCCCGATATGGCTGCCTAACACTTGACAGAGAACGGAGGGAGATGGCCGATGAGCCGTTGATCGTCAAGGTGATTCATCGCTACCACCCGGAATGGGAACCACCTCGACAAGGCCGGAACGACTGGATGAAGACCAGGTGCCCGTTCCACGGCGATGAGACGCCTTCGGCGTCGATCTCATTCAAGCACAACGCGTTTCGCTGTTTCGCATGTCCGGTCAAGGGCAGCGCGGTGGCGATCATCAAGGAACAGGAGGAGGTGAGCTATGCAGAGGCTAAGCGAATCGCAGAGGAGCTTTCTCCGGGCGGCGACGGAACGATACCGGCGCAGCCTTCCCGACAGTCCCGCCGAAGAGTATTTGGCGACAAGGGGTCTGGGGTTTCCCAGCATCAAGGACGACCTGGACAAGTTCATGCTCGGGTACGTGGACGATCCACTCCCTGGTCATGAGATGTTCCGGGGGTTCCTCGCCATCCCGTACCTGCGCTGGTCGCAGGAGCACGGCTGGGCTGTCGTCTCGATCCGCTACCGCTGCATCGAAGAGCACGACCACAGAGGGCATGGCAAGTACATGACGCAGGCCGGTGACCGGCCACGGCTCTACAACACGCTCGCTCTGCTGCGGCAGAGCCCGATCATCGCGATCACCGAAGGGGAGATCGACGCCATCACCGCTCAGGTGTGTGGCATCCCGACGGTGGGCGTGCCAGGAGCACAGGCGTGGCAGCCGCACTTCAGGGAGCCATTCCTGGGGTACCGGGAAGTCTTCATCCTCGCGGACGGGGACGAGCCGGGACTGCAGTTCGCCAACACAGTGGCCAAGAGCCTGCCCAACTCCAAGGTCATCCCGATGCCACCCGGCGAAGACGTGAACTCACTAGTGATCAAGCAGACCAAACGGGCTCTGCTGGAAAGGATCTCATGAACGACCCAGAGCAGCTCGCGCTGTTCGACGTAGACGAACTCGGCTGGACCGAGAACGTCCACGACTACGTCCACCAGGGGGACGAGTGAACGAGGACAACGTGCTCCGCGTCGGACTCAACTTCCCCAACGGCGATCTCGTTGAGGTCGCGGTGACCGGTTGGACCGACCCACTGAACGCGCTGTCGGCGCTGAGGCACCTCGGCACCGAGGAGGCGCTGTCGAAGATCTACGAGGCAGGTACAGAGTGAGCGAAAGCATCCTGGAAGAGGCCCAGCGGCTGATCCACGGCCCGAGGAACAAGAACTACGGCCACCCGCGAGAGAACTTCGCGGACATCGCGGCGCTGTTCTCGGGGTACCTCGGCCAGCCGATCAACGACATCGACGTGGCCAACCTGATGATCCTGATGAAGATCGCCAGGGTCAAAGGGACTGGCTATCACCGTGATTCGTTTACCGACATCGCGGGCTACGCAGGCTGCGTCGAGCGCATCTACGAGGAGCCCGTCGAGGCTCCAGATGGCTTGGAGGACCTGTGAGCAAGCGCATCGTCGTCATCAGCGACACGCAGATCCCGTTCCACGACCGGCGGGCGGTCAAGTCACTGATCGGGTTCATCGGCGACTACCAGCCGGATCAGTTGCTCCACATCGGAGACCTGATGGACTACCCGACGCCGGCCCGGTGGAGCAAGGGCACCGCTGAGGAGTTCGCGAAGCGGATGCGGGAGCACAACGAGAAGGGCAAGCAGTTCCTGGATCAGGTCCGGGCGGTCTACGAAGGCCCGTTCGGCATCCACGAAGGCAACCACGACCTGCGGCCTCGGGAGTACCTCACCCGGTACGCCCCGGCCCTGGCTGAGTACGAGGGGTTCTTCAACTTCGAGAACCTGCTCGACTTCGAGGGATTCGGGATCGACCTGCTGCCTGAGTTCAACAAGATCGCACCGGGCTGGGTGACCACCCACGGCCACCGTGGTGGCATCCGGCTGAACCAGAACGCGGGGAGCACCGCCCTCGGCGCGGCGAAGAAGTTCATGACCTCTGTGGTCATGGGCCACACGCACCGCCTGGGGATCTCGTCGCACACGTTCGGCTACGGCGGCGACGTGACCAAGACCGTCACCGGTATGGAGGTCGGCAACCTGATGGACATGCGCCAGGCCCACTACCTCAAGGGTGGAACTGGTAACTGGCAGCAGGGATTCGGCCTTCTGACCCTCGATGGTCAGCACGTCAAGGCCGAGACGGTTCCGATACACCGAGGCCGGTTCACGGTCGACGGTCGAGTTTGGGAGGTCTGATACTTGACAGAGAACAAGATCGAGCGGCTGAGCAAGCCGGTCAAGCGGGCGGCGAAGATCGTCGCCTCGCAGTGGCCGGGAGTCATCGAGGCCGACGACCTGGAGCAGACGCTCTACCTGAAGCTGCTCGAATCTCCGGGCACCGTGGACAAGGTTCTCGACCTGGAGCCGAAGGCCAAGGATCGGTTCCTGGTCAGGATGGGCCACCAGATCGCCAGCCAGGAGCGGACGGACTACGCCTACTACAAGGGCAGCTACCGGTACTCGCTGGCCGAGGTCAAGAAGCTGCTCAAGGCTGGAGCCCTCAAGGGGTTGGAGCTGGACCCGGAGGTTCAGACGTACGACTCCGACGGTGGCAAGCCGCAGGGCGGCGAGTCCAAGCCTCCGATTGACTCAGCGATCCTCGATCTCCGAAACGCGCTGGAGGCGTTGAGGAGTCGGAACGAGGCGTACGCGGACGCGGTGGTGAAGCGCCACCTGTTCGATGAGTTCCCGGAGTCGGAGAGCGAGTCTCAGGTGCTGAAGCGGGCGGTGCCTGCCCTCACCGACGAGATGAACCGGGTCCGCAGGGTCGAGCACGTCACCCGTGACGACGGCCCAGGCACTCGCCAGTCCGTTCGCCGGGAGTCAGCTCGCTACGTGTCGAAGTCCCAGTGGGACAACGACGCTCCGGTTCTCCGCGCCGAGTTCCGCGACAACGCAACGGAAAAGGAGGTCTGGGAGTGAAGCGCGACCCATACGTTGACTCCCGCACCGGCCTGAACAACGTGGACGCCATCTTGGAGGACCAGCGCGCTGGCCTGCTCACGTACGAGGAGCCCGAAGATGAACGGTGACAGCATCTTCGACGCGAAGTTCAACGGCATGGGCGGCTCGGAGATGTACCGGGCGCAGATCGTCCCGGACCTCTTCCCGCATGAGAAGCCGATGCTGATCGACAACTGGCCCGAAGAGGACCGACTCCTGTTCTGCGGCGGCGAGGCCGCAAAGGAGTTCTACCGCAACGAGATCGAGAAGAGAGGAGCCGCGTGACCAACTGGGGACCGACAGGGGAGCTGGTCTACAACCGGACCTACTCCCGGACCAAGCCCGACGGGTCTAAGGAGACCTGGCCGGAAACGGTGCGGCGCGTGGTCGACGGGAACCTGGCGCTGGTGGACGAGCGCTACCACCTCGACGGTGAGCGCGAGGATCTGATCCGGCTGATGGAGGACTTCAAGATCCTCCCCGGTGGACGCCACCTGTGGGCGTCAGGCGTGAAGAACGCCCAGCACCTCTTCAACTGCTGGGTCTCGGGCTGGGGGCTGAAGCCCTCGGACCACTTCGAGTTCACGTTCATGCGGCTTATGGAGGGCGGCGGTGTCGGGGCGAACTACTCGAACCGATTCCTGGCCGACTACGCGGAGGTTCAGCAGGAGCTGTACGTCCACATCGTCTGCGACCCGGACCACCCGGACTACGAGGCGATGAAGGAGGCCGGCGTCCTGTCGACGGAGTACGACCCCGACTGGGCTGGTGCGTTCATCGTGGAGGACTCCCGCGAGGGCTGGGCCGCTGCTCTGGTGGACCTGATCGACACCCACTACCGGGATGAGGTCAGCCACTTCCAGCGCGTCTACGACGTGTCTCGGGTCCGTCAGTTCGGCGCGAAGCTGAAGACGTTCGGCGGTACGGCCTCGGGGCCGCTGCCTCTGGCTCGGATGCTGATCGACGTGTGCGAGATCCTCAGCGAGATCGCCCACGACGGGGAGCGCCTGGACGGGATCTCGGCGATGGGGATCGACCACGCCATCGCGCAGTGTGTGGTCGCTGGCGGCGTTCGCCGCTCGGCTCGCATGGCGATGATGCACTGGAACGATCCGCAGATCGACCGGTTCGTCGGGATCAAGGCCGACACCGGGTCGCACTGGACGACGAACATCTCGGTGGAGGTCGACCAGGACTTCTGGGATGCGGTGAAGGTCGGCGGTGGCAACGCGGAGTACATCCTCCGCAAGATCACCGAGGGCATGGTCGCCAACGGCGAGCCTGGCTTCTGGGACTCGTCGCTGTCCAACGTCGGGGAGCCCAACGAGGTCGTCTGCACCAACCCGTGTGGCGAGATCACGCTCGAACCGTGGGAGCCCTGCAACCTGGGCCACGTCAACCTGGCCGCGTTCGTCCGGGAGGACACCAACAAGGTGGACTACCTCGGGCTGTACAAGGCGCACAGGCTGATCACCCGGTTCCTGATCCGGGCGACCTTCTCGGAGGTCGCGGACCCGAAGTCGAGGGAGGTGCTGGACCGGAACCGCCGGATCGGCGTCGGCCACCTCGGTGTGGCCTCGTTCCTGGCGATGACCGGCAAGAGGTACTCCGAGGCCCCAGCGAGCCCGTTCCGGGACCTGCTGCGGCACCTGGCCTACGAGGTCGACCAGGCCGCTGAGGAGTTCGCTCACCAGCTCCGCATCCCGGTGCCCGTGAAGAAGCGCACGGTGGCCCCCACAGGGACCATCGCGAAGATGCCTGGTGTCTCCGAAGGGATTCACCCGATCTTCTCGCGCTACTTCATCCGGCGAGTTCGGTTGTCGATGAGCGACCCCGAGCAGACCCGGATGCTGGCCGACTACGGGCGGCAGGGCTACGAGGTCGAGGACGATCTCTACGCCAAGTTCACCGGAGTCGTCTCGATCCCGACGCAGGACACCCTCGTCGCCGAGGTGGTCAAGCGGTACGGGCGTGACGCAGAGGATCTCGTTGAGTCGGCAGACCAACTGACCCTGAACGAGATGCTGGCGTTCCAGGCGATGTACCAGATGATCTGGGCCGACAACGCGGTGTCCTTCACCGCCAACGTCGATCCCGATAAGTACAACGCCGATGACGTACGTCAACAACTGCGTACGTTCGGTGGATTGCTCAAGGGGGCAACGATTTTCCCCGAGGCGTCCATGCCGCAGGCACCGTACGAGCGGATCACCAAACAGCAGTACGAACAGGCTACCGCCAAAGCAGTGGCCGATGGAGTCGATGAGGACTGCGCCAACGGCGCTTGCCCGATTCGCTGAATCACCAACAACCGAAAGGGAATAACCAAGTATGACGATGATCGACCCCTTCGCTTCGGCCCCTGCCGACGACGAGGCCCAGGCGGTTCCCGCCGAGGCCCCGGAGCCTGAAGAGTCGCTCTTCGATGAACCGCCCGCTGAGGCCCCGAAGAAGGCCCCGGCCAAGAAGGCGGCTGCCAAGGTGACCAACGTGGTCGCGCCCTCCGAAGGCAAGGTCGTGCTGACCTTCAAGGGCGGCACCGGATTCGACGCTCCGTGGATCGTCATCCACGCCGAGAGCCTGCAGGACGCCTACGAGCAGATGGTCGGCGAGAACGGCGCTCTGCTGGGTGAGCTGTTCACTCGGGTCCAGAACGCTGGCCAGGCGTTCGCGAAGCTGGCTCCGCAGCCCGCTGGCGGCGGTAACGGTGGCAACCGGGGTGGTGGCAACCAGAGGCAGTCGAACGCGCCGCAGGCGGCTCAGGAGGCCCCCAACGGGGAGAAGCGCTACTGCGCCCACGGCGAGATGAAGTTCAAGTCCGGCGTCTCCAAGAAGAACGGCAAGCCGTACCAGATGTTCGTCTGCAACAGCGGTGACCGGAACGACGAATGTGACGCGCAGTTCCTGAATTCGCGTCGCTGACTTGACAGAGAACGGAGGGGGCTGGGTTTCGGCCTGGCCCCCTCCCCGAGAGGGAGCACATGAAAGTCAAACTGATCGCATCCACCGTCCTCGAAGATCCCTACTGGGCCGGCACCGGCTACGAGGACTCGGGGACACCATCATCGGCTGACGAACTCGCGGAGTTCGCAGGCCGCAACTGCTACCGATCCTTCAACCGTCCGAACCCCGCCACGCGGGAGAACGTCGACTACCTCAAGCACATCCTCGATGTGGGCCATGAGAGCGTCCTGGAGCACGCCAGCGCCACGTTCTACATCGAGGCCAGCCGGTCGGTCCTGACCGAGCTTGAGCGCCACAGGCACCTGTCGTTCTCGGTGGTCTCGCAGCGCTACGTCGACCCGACGGAGTTGGGCGTCCACGAACCGCCCGCCGTCAAGGATCTGATCGACGCACCGGGACGCGGCTACTTCCGCGCCAAGGAGCTTCTCGAAGAGATCCAGCACGCCAGCGCCGAGGCGTACGACGAACTCGTCACCATCTACGCCGAGGCTGGTCTGGGTCGGAAGAAGGCCCGCGAAGCGGCCAGGGCGGTCCTGCCGAACATGACCAACTCACCGATGGTCGTCACCGGCAACCACCGCGCATGGCGCTACGTCATCAAGGCCCGCTGGCATGAGGCGGCTGATGCCGAGATCCGTTCCCTGGCAGGCGAACTGCTGAGGCAGCTCCGGGAGATCGCTCCCAACACCTACCAGGACATCCCCGACACCCCCTACACCCACTGAGAGGAACACATGCAGGAGATCACTGTCGTCCTTCGTGACGGCCCGATGGTTCACGCCCACGGCGAACTGGCGCTCGATGCGTCGGAACGCTCGCTGCTCGTCTACGGCGACAACGGGGCGCACATGAACTTCAACTGGGACAACGTCCTGTACTACTCCGTCTTCCCGTCGGTCGAGGAGAGCACCAACGGTGTCTAACTCGCTACTCGAACACCTCTCCGCGATCAACGATCTGGTCGAGGACGTGGTTCGGGAGAACACGGAACTGAAGCGAAAGTTGGCCGCGCAGAGCGACAACCGCAAGAAGTTGTCCCCCGGCGAGGTCAACACCATGCGCCTGATGAAGCGAGCTGGCTTCACGCAGGCCGAGATCGCGGAGTCATTCGACGTGAACCCCGCAACCGTGTCTCGGATCGTCCGGGGCATCTACCACCGATAGGAGAGGGAATGGACAAGCACATCGTCAACGCACTGGGACGCATCCTCGTCTCGCCGCCCGAGCAGCCAGCCCAGATGGCCGTCGCCTTCATGGCGACCTGGGACTCGTTGGTCGAGTCCGGTGAGGACAAGACCGCTTCGGCGGCGGACCTGTTCAAGAAGTTCGCTGCGACGTTCACCGAACTGCAAAACCTGTAGGAGGGCACCTTGATTGAGCACCGGCATGAGGTCGCGGGCACCACGGTAGTGATCCGCGTCGTGGAGAACGAGGATGACCTCTGGGGCTTCCGCGACTTCGTCCGGGCTCATCTGGGCTTCCTCGGACTGGACACGGAGACGACCGGGCTGGACATCTACAGCGACGACTTCCGTTGCCGCCTAGTCCAGTTCGGCACTCCGAACGAAGCCTGGGTGATCCCGGTCGAGTTGGGTCCTCGCTACGAGGAAGAGGCCCGTCAGGCACTGCGGAACGTCAAGGGGTTCGTGCTCCACAACGCGTCGTACGACCTCCAGGTCATCGAGCGCACGCTGGGCATCCCGATGGAGGACATGTGGCCGAAGGTCACCGACACGAAGATCCTGGCCCACCTGGTGGACCCCAGGCCCTTCAAGGAAGGTGGCATCGGGCACAAGCTGGAGGAGTTGGTCAAACACTACATCGACGCTCCGGTCGCTGAGAACGTCAAGACCCTGATGGCCACGCTGGCAAGGGAATACAAGACGACGAAGGCGCACATCTGGACGAAGGTCGAGTGGACGAACCCCTACTACCAGCTCTACGCGGGCATGGACCCGATCCTCGCGGCACGGCTGCTCCAGAAGCTGATCCCTCTGGTGCCATCGGTGTCGCAAGATCTGGTGCCCTACGAGCACAAGCTCGCTGAGATCTGTTCGTACATGGAGCGCAGGGGCTTCCTGCTCGACGTGGAGTACAGCGAGAAGCTGTCCGAGGACATGCTGCGGAAGCAGGAGTACTGGGCGAGCAAGGCCGACATCCTCTACGGGCTGGAGAACGTCAACTCTCCGATCCAGGTGGCCGAGGCGCTGATGCGCCGGGGCGTCAAGATCAAGGAGCGCACCGAGGGCGGTCAGCCGAAGGTCGACAAGGTGCTGCTCGACCGGTTGATCAAGGAGGGTGACCCGCTCGCTGAGGCGATCTCCGAGGCCAAGAAGTGGGGCAAGTGGGAGAAGACCTGGGTCCGAAAGTTCCTCGACAGCAGGGACTCCAAGGATCGCTGCCACGCCAGCATCAACCCGCTGCAGGCTCGCACGGCTCGCATGTCGATCACCGGCATTCCGGCGCAGACGCTGCCCAGCGGCGATTGGCTGGTTCGGCGGTGCTTCCTGGCCGACGAGGGCGAGTTGATGGCCTCCGTCGACTACCAGGCCCAGGAACTCCGCGTCCTAGCCGCGCTGTCGGGCGACCGGACGATGATCCAGGCGTTCAAGGACGACGCGGATCTGCACCTGATGACCGCACGGGCCGCGTGGCCCGACCGGGAGATCACGAAGGACAGCCCGGAGCGGAAGTACGCCAAGACGGTGAACTTCGGCAGGGTCTACGGCGGCGGTGCCAAGACGGTGGCCGAGCAGACCGGTCTGGACATGGAGGCTGCCAAGCAGGTGGTCGACGGCTTCGACCGGGCGTACCCCGGAGTGCAGAAGCTCAGCCGCAAGCTCCAGGTGGAGGCGTCCCAGAAGGGCTACATCGTCACGCCGGTCGGACGGCGGCTGCCGGTGGACCCGTCACGGGCCTACTCGGCGCTGAACTACCTGATCCAGTCGTCGTCTCGCGACGTGACCGGACGGGCGCTGATCCGGCTGCATGAGGCCGGGTTCACCCGCTACCTTCGCCTGCCGATCCACGACGAGATCCTGGCGTCGGTTCCGGCTGACAAGGCGCAGTGGGGCGCACAGGAGATCGCTCGCCTGATGGCCGAGCAGATGGGTCCGGTGCTCGTCGGCACCGATCCCGAGGTCGGAGGACGGTCGTGGGGCTCGCTCTACGGCGCTGACTTCTGACCCGTACTTGACAGAGAACAGAGAGGAAGCATGAGAACTGCAACCGCCGTCTTCACGGCACCACACGATGCGACTCCCGAGGCCATCGCCTACGCGGAGCAGCAGGCCATCCAGGAACTGCGCCGGATCGGCGCGTTCGGCGAGGTCTGGCGTGAGCGGGTGGAGAAGCACCCCGAGGGCCTCAAGTTCGTCTACAGCGCGAAGGAGTACTGATGGCAGACGACAACCCGATCATCGCGGTGCTGTCGAAGCGACTCGTCCAGTTGGACAAGGAGATTCGCCAGGGTCAGACCCAGGTCGACTTCCACGCCCGGAAGCAGCGCGAGCTGCAGGGCGAGATCGACAAGAAGGACCAGGAGGCCCAGACGATCCTCGACCACCTGGTGGCGCTGAAGCAGGGCGTCTGATGGACGAGATCCCCTGGAGCCCCGCGTACCGCGTGACCGTCGCTGACGACGACAGCAGATCGTTCGAGACCAACTCGGCGGTCGTGACCATCCAAACCCGTGTACCGCAGGAGGTGTTGGCCGACAACGTCTTCCGCAACGTACTCGCAGGCATCGGAAAGGAGATCACCGATGGAAGATCGTGAGTTCTTCGACCTGCTCTACCAGCAGTGGTCGAAAACGACTGGGGCCAAGGACATGTTCTGGATGTCCGAGGAGTACAAGGACGGCACAGGCCGCTGGAAGGTCTACGCGGTCCACGTCGGCACCGACCACCAGGAGACCCGGAAGCTCATCGCTTCAGAACTCCACAGCGAGGCTGATGCGGACTTCATCGCCGCCGTCCACGGCTGTCTCGCAGACCTGACCCGCAGGCTCAACTCAGCCCTGGACGAAGCGGATCGCGCTGACTACGACCGGGATTCACGCGAGTGTCGGATCGCGGAACTCGAACTGGAGAACGCGGAACTGAGGGCGAAGCTCGAAGTCGATGGCTGAGCCACTACTCCTCATCGAGAAGCGTGACGACGGTCAGTACTGGGTCCAGTGGCAGGGGGAGGACTGGGGGCTGCTGACCTGCCCTCGGTTCGACTACCGGATGGACTCGTACTCGACGGAGTGCGAAGTCAGCTTCCGCATGATCCACCGACCCAAGCCCGCACCGAAACCGAAGCGAACCTGGTCCCGCGCAATGGGTCTCAGGAAGCCAACCCGAAAGGAACACCCGTGAAGGAAACAATCGCCGGCATCCTCCTGGCCGTCGCCATGATCCTCGGCCTGACCGCCTGTGACGGCGAGACGAGCACCACCAACGACGACGACACCTACCCGCACGGGATCATCTACGTGCCGCGTGTGGGTACGTCCCCTGGCATCGGCCCGATCTTCTACTGAGTGCTGAGCCGGTACCGATACAAAGGGCGGCACTGGACCGGTTCGGTCTTCCTCTACGGGGGGAGGCCGGATCGCTCCGGTGCCATCTGGGTCCGTTGGGACGGAAAGGAATTGGTCCCTCTGTGAGACCGACATGGGATGAGTACTTCCTTGAGATCGCCAAGACGGTGGCGATCCGATCCGACTGCGAGAGGAGCCAAGTCGGTGCAGTCGTCGTCAAAGACCGACGTGTCCGAGCGACCGGATATAACGGCGCTCCTGCGGGCCGCCCAGGGTGCAGTACGTGCCCTCGAAGGACTAGCGGAGCAATTCCGGGAGTTAGCGACTACGACAGCGGCGTGGGTCGATGCGTGGCAGTCCATGCCGAGGCCAACGCCCTGCTGTATTGCGATAGAGAGGATCTCATCGGAGCGACCCTCTACATCACCCGAGCCCCCTGCGACGGCTGTCGAAAGCTGATCGACGCCGCCGGAATCGTCAACGTCATTTACCCCCAGGAGAACTGAATGCACCTTGTGCTCTACGTCCTCGGCTTCGAGGTCTCTATCCGCGCTCGCCGCCGCGAGCAGCCACGCCCGAGCGTGTTCGTCACCGAGGGCGGCGTGCTGCCCGTCGAGGACGTGGCCGAGATCCTCAAGGAGGTGATCTGAGTGAAGATCTCCGGGCTGATCCTGGAACTGCAGAAGGCCCTGACGAACCTCGGGGACTTGCCCCTTGAGGACGACATCGAGCTGCTGTTCAGCCTCCAACGCGGAACGCTCAGCGTCCGCATCCACTGACCGAAGGAGAGGGAATTGGAACTGCCACTGCGTGCATCCATCCAACAGGTCGCAGACCACCTCGGTGTGTCGACCAGAACCGTCCGCAACTACATCGCTGACGGACGACTCAAGGCCATCCGACTTGGCCCCCGGCTGATCCGGGTCGAGCGCTCCTCCGTCGAGGAGTTGATGCGACCCATCGGCAACTACGCATGATGCTGAGCCCCCTCCTTTCACCGGGAGGGGGCCAGCCTTTTTTTGTATCCGACATATGCACGAATCCGCATGTATTCCGACCGGGCGCAGTCAAGCCGCGTTCGCGATACGGAGGGATTCCGCTGCCACCGGAACGGGCTCGTTCTCCGAACGCTCGCGGGACAGCATCACCGTCAGGTGAGTAGCGGCCAGGAGCCACAGCGGGGGGATCGCTGCGATCACCATCGCGACGGCACCGTGCGGCTGAGCGTGGGTCACGTTCCCGGCCACGGAGACGAGCGAGGAGAGCAGCAGCAGGGTCCAGGCGTACCACTGGTGCCGCCGCAGGGCCACGGTCGCCATCGTGGCGACGATGATGCCGCCGTCGACTACGAGCGGGACCATCCATGCCTGCCCCGGCGTGACCCCCGCGTGCCCCGCGAGGTCCGAGAGGGCCGTGAACGAGAGGGCGAAGGCGAGCCCGCCGACTGCGACGGTTCCGGTGGTTGCAACTCCCAGTGCAACTCTGCGACGTGCGATAATCATCACGCACCAGCTCCTATCTGGTGTGAACGCCCCTGGTCTGTTGGCGCAGGTCAGGGGCTTTTGACTTACAACTCCATAGAGGAAGTTAGCCATCCGTGCCCCTGGATGCAAGGGCATACGCCCAGCTCAGGGGAGTTGCGCGAGAGTTGCATGCCCCTCGGAGAGTAGAAGGCCAGAGGGCGAAAATACCCTCTGACCTGCGGAGCGGGCGACGGGAATCGAACCCGCGTAGCTAGTTTGGAAGAAAAGGGCTTGGATCTCTGCATATCCGCAGATGAGATCATATTTTGACCTCTCGGATCTGCAACCGCTAAAGTGAAAGAAATTGCAGGTCGTGAAAACGGAATGAGCCTCGGGAGTTGCATGAGAGTTGCAAATCGGTACCCTTTCCCTCGGGAGAAAGGAGACCTCGGTGGCACCCTCACGACGCTCATGGGGATCGCTGAAGACGATGCGGAGCGGGCGAATCCAAGCCTCGTACGTCCACCCGCTGGACGGTGTGCGGTACTACGCCCTGCAGACCTACGACAACCGGATGGACGCCGAAGCGTGGCTCGCAAGCGAGAAGCGGCTCATCGAGATGGAGACCTGGACGCCGCCCGAGGAGCGGGCCAAGAAGAAGGCGGCCTCGTCCATCACGGTCGAGGAGTACCTCACGAAGTGGCTCGAAGAGCGCGACCTCGCTGAGGGCACTCGCGAGCTGTACAAGACCCACGCCCGCAAGCGGATCTACCCGGCGCTGGGGGAGACAGCGGTCGCTGAGATGACGCCGGCCCTCGTCCGGGCCTGGTGGGCCGGGATGGGCAAGAGGTACCCGACAGCGCGTCGACACGCCTACAACGTCCTCCGGGCCGCGATGAACACCGCCGTCGAGGACAAGCTGCTCTCCGAGAACCCGTGCCGGATCGAGCAGAAGTCCGCGCCTGAGCGCGACGTGGAGGCCCTGACGCCCGAGGAACTGGACATCGTCGCCGCCGAGGTGCATGAGCACTACCGGGTCGCGGTCTACCTCCTGGCGTGGACGAGCCTGCGGTTCGGGGAGCTAATCGAGATCCGCCGGAAGGACATCGAGGACGACGGCCAGACGATGAAGTTCCGGGTGCGCCGGGGCGCGGCCCGCGTCGGCCAGAAGATCGTCGTCGGCAACACCAAGACCGTCCGCTCGAAGCGTCCGGTGACCGTGCCGCCTCACGTCGCGGCGATGGTCCGCGAGCACATGAAGGACCGGAAGAAGACGCACAAGGGGCCAGAGGCCCTGTTGCTCACCACGACTCAGGGTCAGCGGCTGTCGAAGTCCGCATTCACCCGCTCGCTCAAGAAGGGCTATGCCAAGATCGGGAGGACCGATCTCCGGGTCCACGACCTCCGGGCTGTGGGAGCCACGTACGCCGCCCAGGCCGGGGCCACGACCAAGGAGTTGATGGTCCGCCTGGGGCACACCACGCCCCGTATGGCGATGAAGTATCAGATGGCCTCTGAAGCTCGCGACGAGGCTATCGCCGAGGCGATGTCGAAACTCGCCAGCACCACCGCAACACAAGAAGGGAATGCAAGATGACACAGCTGCAACCTGCGCCTGGTTGGTACCCCGACCCGAGCGGAGCGCCCGGACAGCGCTACTTCGATGGCACCGAGTGGACCTCCCACTCCCAGCCGCCAGGGCACACGCCTCAGCCCGTGGCGGTACTGCCGAAGAAGACCAACCACGCGCTGCATCTGCTGCTGACGATCCTCAGCTTCCCGCTAGCGTTCTTCACCTTCGGGATTGTCTGGTGGCTGTGGGTGTGGATCATCGTGGCGATCTCCAACCACAACAAGACGCAGACCATCTACCGGTAAACGCAAAAAAGCCCCCCAACCAGGGACCGAAATCCTTGGAAGGGGGGCTTTTTCGTGTGTCAGGTAGTGGGGTCGAAGATTAGCGCCCACTCTGGCAGCGTCGGCTGCAGGTCGTTGTACTGCTCGCCGTCGGGTCCACTGACCCGCCACTGGTGAACGCCGTGGGCTTCCACCCGGTGGGCCACCTTGCCGGTGGCTGGCTCGCGCCGGATCGTGCCGACTGGCTCGCCGGTCTTCACGTTGTTCAGCGCGGTGAGGACATTGGCGACCTGTTCGTCGGTCACGCCATCGCCCAGTTGCTTCGAGATGGCCTGGATCACGGCCTCTGTGGTGTCGACTGGTTGCATTATCCGAGGCTCCTGTTGAGTAGTGAGATGCTGAAGTAAGTCTCAACGCCAGCGGCTTCGCCCGTGATGAGCGATCCGTGGGCCTGCCCTGCGTCGTACCCGGCTTGCACGTAGTCGCCCGCGTCGAGGTAGACCGAGAAGCTGGTCTGCGCGTAGCGAGCGCCTGCGCCGATGCCGAAGTAGAAGAAGCAGTACGCGTCGGTTCCGACTCGATGCACGGTGCCGTTCTTGAAGATGACCGGGGCGCAGTTCCACGCGCTCAGGAACGCGTTGGGGTTCACGCGGAAGCCGATCTCGCACCGGTACCAGCCAGCCAGTGACGCCGTGAACTTCCCGTTCGGACGGTCCACGATGATGTCTGGCGTGGCTAGGTCGACCGAGTCGTAGAAGTTCGCCGGGAACAGATGCCGGCCCGCACTGACGCCTGAGTTGGCGGTGTTCAGCCGGGAGATCTTCGCACCCGATCCGGTGGCGTTCGCCGGGTCTGCGTCCGAGCACGTCAGCAGGACCGCCTGCGCGGGGATGTTGTTGCCGCCGTTGGACGTAGAGCTGATGAAGCCCCAGCCCCGGTAGTCCGATCCCACCTTGCTGATGCCAGCGGTGTCGGTGTAGTCGATGATGACTTCGTTACCGGAGATCACCTGGAAGTTCCTCAGCCCCTTGCCGGTTCCGATCTTCACGCCGAGGTTGAAGTTCGGGTTGGCCGGGACGTTGGTGGCGAACACATGCTTCACGCCGTCGACAAAGCAGCCCAGTTCGGCCCGGAAGTCGAGCAGGGAGTTGCGGGTACCCACCGCGTAGACGTAGCTCGTCTTGGCGGCGTTGCAGCGCCCGAACACCCAGTTCTTCGCGCCGTTATCCATCGGGTTGGCGACGGTGCCTGAGATGTTCTGGTAGTCCGTCAGCGTGTCGCCGTCGTTGTACTTGCCCATCACCTCGCGGTCGCCGTCAGCGACCCTCACCCAGACGGCCTTGCCGTCCTGGATCGCGATGTAGCCGGTGCCGGTGCCCGAGTAGGTCAGGTCGAACTCGCTGGGGAACGGGCCGTTCGGCATGCTGGAGAAACTGATGACGTACGACTTGCCCGAGTGGGCAGCGCCGGTCTGCTCTGCCATCAGGTCCTGAAGCTGCTGGGCGCTGGTGCGGACCTGGTTGTAGATCGTGCCCATAGCCGCAGCCGCATCCTCGGGGGTGTGGCCGGTGCCCGTCAGGCCCAGGAACTTGTTGACCGTGTTGTTGATGTGCTTGGTCAGGTCTGTGACTGCATTGCCCAGACCGGAGGTCATCTGCTCCCACCAGTCCTTCACCGCTTGGACGGTGGAGTTGATCGGCGTGACGGCCAGACCAGCCAGGATCTCCAGCACCTGGTGGACCTCGGTAGCGAGCGCCCCGAACGTGTCCTCCAGCCACTCATCGAACTCACCACGCAGCAGGGCCGCAGGCCCATCGGTCAGGGTGTCGATGATCTTGGCAACCGCCGAAGCGACATCGGCGAAGTCGTCCTCGACCACATCCGGGATCAGCGGCTCGAAGATCTTCAGCGCTTCGAGGGGCATCTTGAGCAGTTGCTCTTCGAGCAGATCGAGCGCGTTGAAGATGGTGATCGCCGGAAGCTCGAACATCTCCCGGACGGCTGCCTCGGTGAAGTCCTGGCCGTAGTTCCAGTCCCCGCCGCCTAGCTCGAATGCGCCAGTGCCGAGCCAACCTTCAAGCTCGGCTCCGGGGCCGTTGTTCGGATTAGGGTTCGGGGTAGTCACCCGTTACCTCCTCAGTGATAGCCGCGAACGACGCGGAGCTTGTCGCCTTCGATCCGCTCGATGCGCTCCGTCCGTAGTTCCTCGCGCAGACCACCGATGTCCTTGCGGATCTCTCGGAACCCCTCACGGACGGCCTCAGCCAAGTCGTCAATGTCGTGGCGGATGTTCGAGTCGTGGTCGTTGGTGATCTCGTAGTGCGTCTGCTTGACCTTCTGGTGACTGCGCCATGCTGCGACCGCACCGATGGTCGCGGGCACGGTCAGGATCGCGTAGGCCACCAGGTCCACCCAGTTGGATGGATCGAAGTTCGGGGTCATGAAGCCCGGTGCTTTCCGACGGGCGTCACGTTGCGACGAATCCACCACGCGAGCGCCAGGGGAGCGGCGACGACGTACACGTCCATCACCGGCTCAACCCAGGTGGTGTCGATCTGCTTGCCCAGGATGAAGGCCACCAGGCCGACGACGGCCATGATGCCACCGCGCACCAGCGCGGGCTCCGGGACCTTCTTCCGGGCCGCTTCCACCTCTTCGTCGGAGATCCCGACTAGATCGTTCAGGCCGAGGTCGTTGTCTTCGTCATCGAACAGCCCGCTCAGGTCCAGCGGCTGCGTGTCGTCTGTAGCTGCCATTTGCGTTGCCTCAGTTCAATTCTTGTGCGGTGTCACGCTGCGGTATGTAGTCGTTGATCAGGCCCAGCTCCCGGTACTGGCGCAGCATGAACTCGTTCTCCTGCTGAGTCAGCTGCCGAACATCAGGAAGCCGCATCGGCTTCGGGGCCGGCGTGTCCTTCGACACCCAACGCGCTGCGTTGTTGTACGTGCTGCGTGCACCCCGAAACGGTGCCTGCCAACGGATTTGCTGCTTGGGCAGCTTACTGACGTGGATGTTTCCGTCCTCATCAGCAAGCTGCTCCAAGTAGTCCCGATGGGCGAAGCCACACTCCCACAGGTGCTTTGACCAAGTCTGGAGGAACCCCGGATGGGTCACCGCGCCGACACCTGCGAAGGTGGGCATGTTGCGGAGAGCCCACGCGAAGTGCTCCTCCGGTTTCTTCCAGTCGACTTCTTCCTGTGGCTTAATCATGTGGCGTGCCTTTCGTTTTCGTTTACAGAATGCCTAGCTGGCCCATAGCTCCGTTGAACCTCTGGATCAGCTCGAACAGCTTCAGAACGGGGTCCTGCGGCTCTCGGTAGCCGATCTCCAGGTCCCAGCCCTTGGGGCCGTCCTTGTCCCAGCGGTAGCCGATCTTGGAGACCCGCTCCACGAACACGGTGTCCGGGATCGGGAAGCCGAGAACGGTTGTGCCAACGCGAGATCCGAGCCAGAAGTGGCCGTAGCCGGGTTCACCGACGTAGTACGGAGCAGCGTCCGACACCTTGATGGTGTGGGCCGTGTGCGCCCTGGTCTCCCAGATCTTGGCCCTGGTCGCCAGGAACGCTGACAGCGTGAACGCCTTGGTGGCGTTCTCGACCCAACCCTCGTAGTAGTGGAAGTCGCCCAGGCCCGTCTCGCTGGTTTCCAGCAGCGGGATCGGCAGCGGCATGCCGACTGCACGGAGCGTCGGGTACTCCTGGAAGGCCAGGAAGACGTTCTCGTACAACGGCTTCGCAACCGCGTCCATCATGCCGCCCAGAGGCGGGAGGTCGATGGCACCACCGACTGCACCGAGGGACGCCATTGCCGAGTTGATCAGCGAGGTGAGGAAGTCGCCTCCCATGTTCACCGCCGCCGAGATCGCCTCGTTGACGCCTGGCATCGACTCACCGCCCGCCACGAAGGACGTGTCAGTGGCCTCGTAGTACTTGAACTCCGAGGACTTGATGCCGGTGTAGGGGCCTTCCTCGAACACGATCCACGGGGCCTGTGGGGAGGTCCCCAGGAACCACGGCGTGTAGTACTCGCCGGGGAACGTCGGGTCGCCCGTGAACACGTCGATGCCCTCGGTCATGCCGTCCGATGCGATGTTGACCACCGCCCGGATGAAGCCCGTCAGCCAGGAGCCGCCGAAGGCGGTCTCGCTGCCCCAGCCCGAGTTGTCGATGATGTCCCAGACCAGGCATCCATGCCGAATCGGGATGAGCGACAACAGATCTTCGAGCGGGCCGATGTTCAGCTCGCCACGCAGATCCTCGAACGGGTGCGGGTCCTCGCCGTGGAGGTAGCGCCGACACACGATGGTGAGCTGGGCGTCCTGGAGCGTCTTCTTGGCAACGTCGTGGAACGACTGGAAGCGCGAGAAGACAATCGTCAGGTTGGAGTTGTCCCCGATGAGCGGGAACGGCTTGACGATGTTCCTCCAGTTGCTGATGTTGAAGCTCAGCGGCATCCACTCTGTGGGGTCGAGCGGGTTGTCCGGGAGCGTCCACAGACTCGTTTCGAGTCGGAGGATGTTGACGAACAGCGTCAGCAGCAGGCACCACTTCGCAGGCCCGAAGATGATCCACAGCTTGGGGAACTGCAGCTCCGGGCGCAGGAACGGGTTGCACCAGACGAGGATGTGCTTCGCCTGCTCGTAGTCGTGCTTGAAGACCACGTCGAGGTAGCAGTCGCCGTTCTCCTCGCGGACCACCCGGTAGTGATCCATGAACCCGGACCACCGGGCTCCCTGCTTGTCGATGGTGATGATGACGTTCCGCTTGTCGCGGCCCTTGAAGTTCATCACCCACTTGGCCATGTGGTGATCCAGCGAGAGCTGAATCGACGCTGTGCCAGTGTCGTTTTCGATGAACTCGAAGTCGCCACCACGCTCGCCAGCGACCACGCCCCGAAGGACCATGTCGCCGTTCCAGAGCCGCACCAGAGGCGGCTTGAGCCGTTCGGCCTCCCGCATAGCCCTCTGGGCCATGACGGTGTTCCAGACGCGGTTAGCGTCCTCCAGCGTCGTGATGGTGCCGTGGCTCATTCGAGCCCCCAGGGCCTAGTCCATGCCCGTGGGATACGGAGCACGACCATCTGCCCCGGAACCGCTCCGCTCACAGTGATCTCGAACGTCTTCGACTTCGTGTACGGCGGGACCGGATTGTGGAACCGGACGCCGTTCATCCGTGCCCAGAGCTGGCTGCCGTTCTCCGACGAGACCTGCTCCACACGCGGGTCGGTGTCGACTACCGCGTTCTCTGGCGTGGCCGTGAAGCCCTCCGTCGTGCGGTCGACCCGCACGTTGGGAACCGTGTTGGAATCGCCATCGCTGTCGGTCAGCGACGAGACCGCTGTGATCAACGGCTGTGGCAGACCGGCGAAGTCGTCACCTGTGAACGACACGCGCCACGGCTGATGCGGGCTCAGGAGCGTCGGACCACCCGATACCGTCAGGTTGCCGGCCCCGATGCTCGGGAGGGCCTCCAGGCGCGACTTCAACGTCGCGGCAGTCGCATTAGGTGCGATGGCCGCTGTGGTGTCGCCCTCGAACTTCAGGACGAACGTGCCGCCCGTCGGGTTGCCGACGAGGCTGATCTGTTGGACCTCGCACGTCCGCAGGCCACCGATGAGGCCAGGCATTCGGATGCGCCGGTTCGCCTGGGCTGCTTCGGTGAACGAGTAGTCCGGGACCGTCCAGATCGTCGCGGGGGAGTTCGGAGCGCCCAACCACGGGATGCCGGGGATGTACGGCTCAGCGGGCTCCTCGGTGGAGCCAGGCAGAATCCACTTCAGCCAGATCGGCTGGTCGGTCGGATTCAGACCACCCTTGCCGTCAGCCGGGTCGACCTCGATGGTCAACGTCTCGGTAGGCAGCTCCTCCTTCGGCCAAGGCCACGGGAGGGGGTTCGGATCGAACGTCGTATCCGTCTGCGTCACAGCGGTGTACGTGACATCGTCCTCGTACCAGAACGGGTCGCCCGCAATGCAGACCATGACGACCCGGTGGATCTTGCCCTTGCGGGGATCGGTGTAGAGCGAGACCTCCGGGGATTCACCCAACCGGAGTTTCAGGTACCTGGTGCCGGAATCCGGCGTCGTGACATACAGCTTGCAGTCGCGGTCGAATGCCCACGCCTTGCGCCATTCCGAGTCCCTCGACAGCCAGGAGTTGGGTCCAATGGCAGCGTCGTTCAGGATCTCCACACCAAAGGTGATGTCGCGCCGAAGAATCCGGTGATTGAGGTAACGAGCGCCGGGGTAGTTCCCCGGCTCCTCGTATACCACTTTCACAGGCGGGTCGAAGAGACCCTTCACATCAGTACCGAGGTGTACCCCCCGGTCCCCTTCGTTGGGACCGGCTAGGGTAAACCACTCGCCGTTGACCCCTTCGAGTTCAACGACGGTATCCAATCCTGTTTACCTCCTGTCGAATTGGAGCGCCTTCTTGTTCTGGATCGTCTGCTGGCCTTGCACGGCCTCGTCCATCGAGCCGACGTTGAAGATGAACTGCTCACCGAACTTCAGCCCCTCCTTGAGCGCCTGAGAGAGCGCTCCGTCGCCGGAAATGCCTACGTCCGAGAGGAACTGGTTGGCTGTCGCCTGGGCGAAGTCGTACGGCATACGAGCCGTCTTGTTCAGAAGGTCGTCGTACTCACTGCCGGTCGCACTGACCTGGTCGGTGTACTTCGCCTGGTAGTCCATCTGCTGCCGCTGCAGTTCAAGCTGCTGCTTCTGCATCTGCAGTTCGTCGATGCGCTGCTGGAGAGCTGCCTTCGCGGCCTTGTCGGTCGTCTGGTTCTTCTCCATCTGGAGACGCTGACGCTCCAGCTCCAGCTCGTCCTTCTTGACCGAGAGCAGGTCCATCTCTTTGCGAGTCTCTGCGTCGATCTTGTTCGGGCTCGTAGCGCCAGAGACGCTGCCCGCCATGCTCCTTCGCAGATCCTGCGAGGTGTCCGCGAGCGAGGCCATCTGGCTCTGCATCTGCCCGAAGTTGAAGTTGAACGCGAGATTCGCGCTGTCCCCGAAGATCTCCTTGGCAGCCTGCATGATCGCCCGAGCGGTCTCGATGATCTTGCCCTGCGTGCCTGCGAGGCCCTCGGCGAACGCTTCACCGACGGACTGGCCCGATGAGTCGACCCAGCCGCTGCCCGAGAACGGACCCTTCTTCGCCGGGGAGAACGGGAAGAAGTCGCGAGCCGCCGAGACGACTGCCTTGGCTGCGTCGGCCACAGCGCCCACCATCGACTTGATGCCGTTGATGAAGCCCTGCACCAGCGCCTTACCGGAGTCGACCAGGAACGAGCCCAGATCGCCCAGAGCGCCCTTGACCATGCCCGGTAGCTCTGCCGCCTTGGCCGCGATGTCCGCCGCGCCCTGCGCGAAGCTGGCGACCCACTCCGACACCTTCGTGATGACCTCGGAGATGACTCCGATGAGCGACGAGATCGCCCCCAGGACAACGCCACCGATGGTGGCTGCCGCCTGAGCGAAGGCCGCAACGAGGCTGAACACGATGGAGATCAGCGGTGTGATCGTCGGCAGCATCCGTGCGAACGCCTCGGCCAGCGAGACGATGTGCGGTAACAACTGCGTGATCGACGGGATCAGGTCGATGAACGCCGGAACCAACTGGCTGATCAGCGTCGGGGCCAGCTTGATGACCGCCCCCGCCATCTGACCCATAGCCGTAGCCAGAGCCGGAATGTGCGGTGCTAGGTTGGTGACGAGCGTGGTGCCCAGTTGGGCGAAGCTCTCCACCAGGCCGGGGATCATCGGCTGGATCTGCTGCAGCGCCGTTGTCAGCGTCGTGCCGATCATGGTCGCTACGGGCGTCAGGATGTTGCCGAGCGTCTGCAGGTTGGGCACCAGCAGCGAGCCCAGCGTGTCCGCGAGCGTGGTGAACGCTGGCGTGAGCGCCGTGACGATAGGAGCCAGGGCCGTACCCAGCGAGCCGAGCACGTTGCCGATCAGTCCCGAGACCGATGTCAGCGCGGGCATCAGTGCGACCGCCAGATCGCCTATCCCCGTGAGGAGGTTGTTCAGCGGTCCACCGAGTTGGCCCATCGCCTGCAGACCGGACTCCATGAGCCGGGTGAACAGGTTGGTGACCCCGTCGAGGGTCTGCGAGAGGCCCTTCATCGCGCCGTCCATGACGCCGTTCTGCGAGACCCGGTTCACCATCTCGTTGAACTGAGTCGCGAACGTGTTCAGCGACCCGGACAGGTAGCCGAAGGCGTTGGAGCCCGAGCTGGCCAGCGTCAGGAACGACTGCGTGAACTGGTTGGCCGCAGGCTGCATCTGCTCGAAGAACGTCTTGGTGTTGGCCAGGATGTTCTCTAGCTGGGCAGGCCCCGCGCCGGATGCCAGTGCGTCGGTGACTCCCTGGAACATGGAGACCATGCCCTGAGCGACACCCTGCATGCCCGTCGTGAGCATCGGCATCATCGCGAGGATCTGCTGGAACTGGGGCTTGAGGCCCTGCTCGAAGACCCCGGAGACCGCCGTCTTCATCTGCTCGAACGCGGGCATCAGGACTTCGGCTGCCGCCTTGATCCCGTCCATGCCGAGCGCCACAGCGCCGATACCGGCACCGAACGCGCCGATGAGCGAGGGGAGACCGGCCAGGAGGCCTGCCACAAGGCCGATGGCAGGCGCAGCCGCCACGAAGACGCCTGTGACCAACCAACCCATGCGGGTCAGGCCGAGGAACTTCTTGCCGACGTGCTCGACCTGGCTACCGGCCTTCTCCGCGTCGTCGCCGAACGCCGAGAACAGCCGGGACATCGCCCCGAGCCCTCCAGGCCCATCACCGCTGCCGCCCGAGCGCATACCGCGCAGAGCCTGCTGGAACTTGCGGAAGCCGTTGGTGGCGTTGACGTTCGCGTCTCGAATCGCCATCATCCAGGACTTCCAGCGAGCCTGGTTGGCCGTCAGGGTCTTGTCCTGCTGGCGCAGCCAAGCCTGCTGGGTCCGCAGGGCGTCGGTGAACTCGCGGACGTAGTTCGCGCCTCGTCGGCGCATCTCGTTGACCGACTTGAGGTAGGCGTACGTGTGGTTCAGCAGCGGGCGTTCCCTCTGCTGGGCGAGCGTCATCTGGTTCAGCTCGCGCCGGAAGTTCGAGACGGCCAGTCGACCGTCGTTGAGGGCGCGGCCCCAGTCCTTCATGCCGTCGCGGAGCAGGGAGAGCGTCTGGGCTGCACGCCGGTCGGTGTTCACATCGACGGTGACACCGCGACCAGCGGTCGCTCGCATCGCCGCCATCATCGCGGCGAACTGAGCGAGAGCGGCCTTCGAGTTCAGATTCGCGCCAATGCCGACCTCGCCCCGCATCGACTTCTCGATGGCTTCGAGCTGGGTCTTGAGCTGTCTGCGGAAGTGATCGGTGTTCGGGACAACCCGAACGGAAATGCGACCGACTTCCTGGCCGCCTGCTCCACCTGACATTAGGTCTGTGCCTTCCTCTTTCGGGCAGCCGCAATCTGCTTCGCGGCCATCCATGCGAATGAGCCGGCCTTGCGGATCTGCCGTGCTTTAGTTCGTTGGGGAGTTGGGAAGGGGTCTGGCGGCTTCGGCTTCGACTTGGAATGCGCCGCCACGTAGGTGTATTGGAGTGCTCGCACCGCGTTGACGATTGCGACCAGCGCGTACCTCGACTCGTCCCAGCCCCGGAACTGCTTGCCGCCGCGCTTCTCTGCGTAGAACCGCGATCCGACCGGTAGCTCCTTGATGAGGACCAGGGCGAGCTTGGGAGTGAGGCCGGACTCAGGGACCAGAAGATCCCTGAGATCCACGCCGTACGTCTCCCAGAGGTCAGCGACTAGGCAGTCGCCGTATTCGTCAATCAGGCGGGCGAGCGTTCTGCTTCCCCCGGCTGAGTCGCGTTCATCCACGCCTCGAAGACCTTGAGCGTCAAGGCCAAATCGTCGCGGAGTTCATCGACCAACCGGCTCCCGAGAGCGTCGTTGTCTGCGACAAGTTCGATCATCCGCAGCGCGATGTCGCCCATCGCTTCCATCTCAGTGGCGTCGAGGTCGTCCTCGTCGCGCTGCTTGCCCTCGTCGTCCTTCGCGATGGAGTCCAGCTTCTCCAAGAGCTGGAAGACCTCTTCGCGGCGCGTCTTCTGAATGCGGAGCACGTTGCGGAGCACGACGGCGTCGTCGCCTCCCAGCTCCAGCTTGACAGGCGCGAACTCGCGGTCGGCCTCTTCACGGAACGAGTCGAGGGTGAATACGTTTGACATAGCGGACCTTTCGTTGAAAGTAGGGCGGGCCATTGGGTGTGGGGGGAGGGGCAAGGCCCGCCAAGGAACCCCTCCCCCCAGGTCAGTTGTTGTTCTCTGTCAAGTCAGAGACGAATTACTCGCCTTCGTCGACGTTGAACAAATCCTCGTTGATCCACGAGAACAGCAGTTCGGTGTTGTGCTGCAGGAAGGTTGCCCGAACCGGCAGCGCAGCGAAGTCGTCCGTGGGGAGCTGGATCGCGTCGTCCCGGCGCACCGACGCCTTGTGGGCGTGGAAGCCGACACGCTCGTCACCGTCCACGATCACGACCAGGAACGCCTTCTCGGTCGGGTCTCCGCTCGCAGCCGAGACGCCGAACACGCCAGCGGTGGCCGAGGCGTTCGCGCCGTAGTACATCTCGAAAGCCTGCTCGTCGAACTGGTGCAGGAACAGCGTCAGGTAGTCGACTGGATCTTCGGTCGTGACCTCGCGCAGCTTCTTCTTCTGCCACGAACCGCGCACCTCGGTGTCGCCACCGTCGAAGCCGAACTCGGGCATGTCGCCGCGAGACGTGTGACCGATGCTGTCCCAGCCGGTGGGGGTCCAGGTGCTGGTGTTGGTCAGGTCGAGCGTCTTCAGCGCAGTAGGAGTCGGCGCAGACGTGCCCACCGGGGCGGTGTACACGTAGCCGACGGCAGCGGTCAAAACCGCATCGTCATTCAGTGCCATATGGCGAATCTCCTTGTGAGAGTGGGGTTATCAGGATCTCGGTGGGCGAACCCCGAGCTGGATGAGTCCCTGGACCCGCCAGGAGTCCTGGAACAGTGAGCTAAACTGCGTTGCGCCCATCGTTTCCTTGATGGAGTGCAGATAGCCGGCGGGCGTTTGGGTTTGGTGCTTCACAGCGTCGTAGAGCGCTTCGAGAGCGTCTTCGTAGAGCTTCTCGGTCTCAACGAGACCCTCGCGCCCGTACGCGGTCATCTCGATCACCGGCAAGGCGAGCTTGTCTGGCCTCGTCTCATGACGTGGACCACCGACGCGCCTGACGTTGACTATCGGGAACGTGCGGTAGTCGATGTCCTCGATCCAGGAGCCCACCTTCACGTCGTCAGGCAGCGCCGCCCGGAGGATCGGGAGGACGACGGCCTGGACGCGGGGCATCTGGGCCATGCGGAACCTCCTATCCTCGTAGACCAGCAGCGGACGTGATGATGTAAAGGCCCTCTGGCGCTTTGGTATCCAGATGGCCGAACATGCCGCCGGGGCCGAACACACCGGACGGCTGGTGGCCGAACTCGATAGCCATCGCGTTGGGCGCTTCGAGGTTGATGAACGAGTCGACATCGCCTCGGGTGACGGTCACCCTCGTCAGGTGATCCGGCCCGAAGATCTTGTGCCAGCGCGTCGATGCGCGGGCCTGTGCCAGGTTGGCCTCGGCCTTCCGGCCTCGCTCCTTCGCCTCGGCATAGACGGCGTCCTTGACGCCATCCAGGTGGGAGATGACGTGGTTCATGGCCTTCTGGCCGATCAGCCTGGCCATGTCAGTACCGCTTCACCGTGTAGTCGATGCGGGCCGTGCGCCGAGAACTGTTGTAGAAGTTCACGTCTCCGAAGAGAGCCCACCGCTTGCCACGCCACTCGATCTCGGACTGAGCACCCAGAACGCCGTGCTCGGCGTCCCAGGAACGCGGGAACCGCATCCGGTAGACCTTCTCGGACTCGAAGCCCTCGTTGTCCTGCTCGGCCCGTCGAGCCGACGTACCGGACTGTCCCTGAACCTGGAACCGCGCCTTGGCTGGAATTCCGGTCGCGGACGGGCGGGTCTTGGTGTTGCCGTCCTCGTCGGTGACCGCTTCCTCTGGGAAGACCAGGATGTCCTCGTACTGAGGACCACCGTCGAGAAGACTCATCCGGCCTCCCGATCCACGTTGCCCCAGTGGATTCGCCAGTCGTGGACGCAGTGGTGCTCGCTGTGGCCGGTGTCTTCGTCCTCGACGCACTTGCTGGCGTCGATGAGCTTGCCTCCGATGACGATGCTCATGTCGGCATCACCGGATTCGGGACGATGATCGCCATGCGAGATCTGCGGTAGCCCAGGATCTCCCACTCCTCGGGGAAGATCTCCAGCTTCCCGCTGGCGAGGTCAGACCGGAGCATGTACGTGTAGTTGCCGTCGGTCTCCGACAGGTAGCCCTCGGGGTTGCGGACAAGCCGCAGAACGGCATCCGCTTCGACCTGCTTGAGGTCTTCGAGGTAGTCCGGGTCGGTGACCTTGGTGGCCAGGTCGGGAATGCGCCGCTTGATCATCCGCTCGACATCTGCCAACCGGACGTTGATCAGCGCGGTCTCTTCATCGGTGGCTTGACGTGCCCAGCGTGCCGTCACGTCGGACGCCGTTGCGTACGGCATGTCTCACCTCACTCTTCGTTGCTTGGGGCCTCTGCGGGCTTCTGAGCCGCTCTCTGGCGGCGTCGGGGGGATCGCTTGGGGGAGGCCGGTTTCGGGGCGACTACGCGCTCCCAGATGCCGAGGGCGATCAGCTTCTCGGCTACCGCGTCATCGACGGTCGCGAGGCCACCGTTCACCTTGTGTCGGATCTTCATGTGCCTCCTAGAGACTGGCGACGAGGGGCTCCCGAAGGAGCCCCCCGCCGTTCTCAGTCAAGTGGGGATCAGCTGGAAACCTCGTCGGTCAGCTTCACGAACGCGTCCTTGTCGTTGACCATGAACGCGAACTCAGCTTCGCAACGGACAGCGACCATGTTGTGCTGCCACAGCGAGATCAGGTTGGGCTTCCAGGTGCCACCCTCGTCCTCGCCGAAGTCCAGGGTCGCCTGGTCGGTCACGTCGAAGGACAGACCGCCGATCTGGCCCCAGATGACCTGCGAGAAGTCACCCAGGATGCCCACGACACGGCTGCCGGGGGTGCCGGTGGCCACGTTGTCGGCGACGTAGGTCGGACGGCCCAGGATGCGGCCCTCGCGGATCACGCCCACCTGGTCGGTGTAGGTCGACTCCACGAACAGCGGGCGACCGTTGCCGTCGACCGCCGTGTTCAGGATCGGCTCAGTGACGTTGTCCAGCAGGGTGCCGGTCCACTTCTTGCCGTTGTTGACCAGAAGCGACAGGGCGTTGTTGACCGCCAGGTAGGCGTTGCCCTGAGAACCAGCCGTGCTGCTGTCGGTGTCGACCAGCGAGACCTCGTTAGTCGTCTCGGCCAGGTAGCCCTTGAACTGCGACGGCTTGCTGACGCCGTGGATGGCAGCCGCGTCGAACTTGAGCGCGATGGCCTCGGCGATCTTGGTCCGCATCGTGTTCAGGTAGTTGAGCGGGTTGAGACGCACGACTTCGGCGCTCTCTGCGAAGATCGTGGTGATCTTCACCGGCTCCAGTTCCTGCTTCCCGAAGCTGCCCTTGGTGATCGGCTTGCGCTCGGCCTCACCGGTCCACGACGCCGAGACGGCCCCGGTCCAGTGGGGGATGCTGATGCCGGTCGGACCCATCGGGACCTTGCGGGCGATGCGCTGAACGATCGAGGTCTTCTCGATCTCTGCGAAGTAGTCCTGCGCCTGTTCCGGCGTGAGGAACGCCGAGAAGTCACCGGTCAGTGCGACCTGGCTGGCAGGAACGGTGGCTCCAGTAGCCATGTTTCGTTATCTCCTTATTTGATGGGGGCTCTCACGCACCAACAGCACGCTTGAGCGCGTCTAGCAGCGGGTTGCCGTTCAGCGGGATGTGGCTGCCCGAGCCCTGAGTGGGGTCGAACGCCGGGGATTTCGCTGGGGCCTTACCCAGCAGTGCCTTGACCCTCTTGACGCTCTCCGAGACCGAGTCCTCGTCGGTGCCCTGGATCAGCGACACGACATCGAGCACGTCTTCGGTCGGAACCTCCGCGCCGAGAACGGCTTTGATCTTCAGCAGCTCCAGGTCCCGGTCGGACAGGCTGGTCTGAAGTTCGGTGATCGTGGTGTCCTTCTCAGCCGCCTTGGCTTCGTACTCACGGATCACTTCCGCTTTGGCAGCCTCGACGGCTTCCTTTTTGCTGACGCGCAGGCCAGCGTTCTCGCGGCGCAGTTCCTCGACGTAGTCCCGGCTGAACGTCTCGACCTTGGGCTCCTGTCCCTGGTCAGCCGCGTTCTGGGTCTCGGTGGTCGTGGGGGTATCGGACATGTTGGATTGCCTCCTGGGCATAGGTGACAGCCCCACCTGGGGGCTTGGATGGGTTGAATTACGCTGCAGCAGCAGCGAATTCGGACATGCGAACTTCGCCCCGTTCGAGGCGACGACGGAGCGCGTTCTGCGTCTCCTTGTTCATGTTGTTGGTCCGGGCTTTGCCCGACTCGATCAACCGGGACGCTTCGCGCCCTGCGTCGATCCACAACCGGAGAGCCCGCTTCTGGGCTTCCAAACCGGGCCAGTCGTCCACCTTGAAGACCGGCACCACTTTGCAGTCGCACCCGGCGTGCCACTGCTCCATGTACTCGCTGACATCCTCACCGGCAGCGATCATCTCGGCTGCCGAGTCGTCATCGAGGTCTAGGCCGGCGTTGGTGGCCCCGAGGTACACAGGCCCTCGGGAGATGAGCATCAGGCACCAGGCACAGGTCTCTCGACCAGTGGCCACTCGCGCCCACCCGCGAATGATGCGGGGAGCGGGGTCGTCTTTGACCGCCCCGATGATCTGTCGGCGTCCTGCCATCTCGACTTCGCGCACTGCTCGTAGCGCGACCTGGGCCACGCCTGCGTCACCGGCCTCCTCCTGGGAGAACTTGACGCGTGCGGGCTCCATGTTCTGCACGAACCACTCGAACCGAAGCTCGGACAGCAACCTCTCGTTGGGGTCCAGCTCCGGGTGGTGGAGTGCGCGTTGAGCGTCGTAGAAGGTCCGGGCCAGGGCGGCTGATTCCTCATACCGCCGCTGGACCTCGGGCCACAGCAGTTCCAGGAACCTCAGCCATTCCGCAACGGAGAGCGCGGGATTGGCGAAGAACTTGGCCCAACGCATGACGTAGTTGGCGAGCGCGGACGAGATCACCGCCTGTTGGGCGGCGTACTCCTCCAACGTCACGCAGCAGCCTCCTCAGCCGGGTTAGGCTGGGGCTCAGGCGTTTCCGGGTTGTCCGGGTTACCCCCACCGGACGGGTCGGTACCGAACATGGTGCCCATGAGGCCCAGGCCCTGTGCCTGCTCCTCCTCGTCCCACTTCCGCATCTCTTCGCGTTCGGTGATCGAGTAGCCCATGTCGATGCGAGCCCGTTCCTTCGGGATCACGCCCTGGCCGTTGTTGTAGAGCTTGGTCGCTGCGTCGGCCTTGGCCGCGTACGTCGGGGTCGACGGATCGCGCCAGATCGACTCCATCCGGTAGTACTCCGGTGGAATCTCGCCGCCGTTCATGACCTTGTAGGCCACGCGCATCGCTTGCTCCCACGCGCCGCCGAAGATCTTGTTCTTCCGCTCGACCGTCTTCACCAGACGGCTCTCCGAGGACCGGATGGCCTCAGCCGAGGCCGGGTTCTCAGACGAGAACGACAGGTAGTACGGGGGCAGCCCGGTGTACGCGGCAGCCTTGCGATCCAGCGCGTCGAGGGCGTCCACGAAGTTCCGAAGCTCCGCAGCGCTGAACTGCTGGGCCTTGGATTCGTGGTCCTCGAACGCCAGGATGCGAGCCAGGTACGCGTCGAACAGCGTCTGGCCGGTCTCGGGATCGACGCCCAGCTCCTCGCCCTTGACGCCGAACAGCAGCCGCTGGGGGACGCCCATCAGCTCTGCAGTCGCCTGCATCAGCATCAGCGTCCGGGCAGCCGCGTCGGTGACCGAGCGAAGCTCCGGGGTGATCTCCGTCGTGCCGTAGAGGTCCGACAGCCGAGTCCTGTTGGGGATCGGGATGACCGGGACCATCTCCAGGTTGTGCGCGACGTTGGCGACCTGGACCCACTGGCCGTCCTCACGGTTCCAGATGATCGTGTTGTTCGGCAGATACAGCGTGGCCGCGATGGTCTCGTTGCCGTCCTCGTCCTGGATGGCGCGGATGGCTCGCGTCACCTGGCGGGTGCGCGGGTCGATCTGTGCGTACAGGTTGGTCGGTGGCTCCACCCGGATGATCGGGACCTCTGGGTCCACACCGGGGTCGATGTTCGGGTCTGGCTTGGAGACCGTGATGTACGACCGGCCATGCACCAGGGAGTCGGTGTGGCCGAGGGTCGCCTCGATGTCGAGGTCGTTGGCCTGCCACCAGTCCCACAACTGCTCGTCGGCGTCGTCGGCCCCGCCGAGCCGGAAGCCCTCAAGCTCCTGGCGGGCGGCGATGGCGTCGATGTAGAGCCGGGGGTACCCGACATGCGAGAGCAGCTTCTGCATCTGCTGGGGGACCGTGACGCCGACGGCGTCGGGCCGGCGCTGGGACTCGTAGTAGGCCGTGTTGTCGCCGAGGTCTTGCGTCCGCTCCGTGAAGAGGTTGAGCATGTCCTCGCGGGCCTTCTCCGGGTCCACGTTCTCCTGCTTCTGCAGGGGGCTCGTCACTTAATCATCACCGCCCTCCGGGTGCGGTTGCGCTTACTCATCAGGAAGTCCTGTCTCGCGCCGAACGCGAGGACCGCGCAGACGGCGGCGTCGATCTTCTTGCCGCTGTCCTTGCTGGCCTTGCGAATCGCGATGGCGTCGTAGGTAGTTGGGTGTCGTCGTGCGTTGCAGACGTGCTGCTTCAGCACCGGGTTGCCGTCGTGGAAGACCTCTTGCTCGATCACCGCGTCCAGGAACCGCTCGCAGTCGAACGCGAATCGCTTTGTCTGGCCGCGCATGTCGAACGCAATCGGGTTGCCGGGGGTCGCGTTGACCTGGATCTTCTTGCGGAAGTCCCGGCCCCACTGGTCGACGTACGCCTCGAACTCCTTCACGTCGGCGCGGAATGCGACAACGTCGTAGCTGGCGAACATCGAGCGCACGGTGGCGTCCACGTCCTCGCGGGGGACCTCCCCGCTCTCGTAGTCCTCGGGGTTCCAGACCTTGATCAGGAACAACATCCCGTCATCGACCCGGCACGCCACAAGGGCGGTCCAGTCGTTGGACTTCGAGCCGTCGAACCCGAGCGTGATCCGGTCACCCTTGGTCAGCGGGGTGAACGTCTCGGGCTGGCACCGGTTCCACTCGTTCGGTGAGATCCACGAATCCTCATGGGCGTTGATCTGGTTGAGGAACTTGCGCCGTGACTCCGTGATCGAGTTCTTGATGTCCAGGATCGACATCAGGATCTCGTCGACCGGCAGCCAGTACGAGTCGCCTCGGGCGATCTCGATGCCCTCTCGGAGCTTCTTGATACCTAGCTGGTAGCCCTCGGGATCTTCCCTCTGCGAGGGGATCTCGGAGACCGGGGTGTCAGCGGGGGCCTCCAGGGCGTCGTAGAGCATGCCGGTGTCGACCGCCTTGCCCGACAGGATGTCCTGGTATGCGTCCCAGTCCTTCTCGGCCACGGTGTCGTTGCCGGGGATGTGCGCATTGCAGATCGCCAGTCGACGGGCACCGGGGATCTTGGTCAGGTTGCCCTCGATAGCGCCGTGCATCGCGTGGCCGTCGTTGATCTCGCCGCCCGGTCCCGCGCCCCACCACTGCGTCTCGTTCTCGATGACGAACGTCGGGCGGTTACCTTCGACCGATGCGGGGGACGAGGTCGCGGCCTCGATGCGCCCACCGGCCTCGGAGTAGATGATGAACCGGTTGACCAGCAGCCCGTAGTCCTCCTTGAGCTGCTTCGAGATCATGATCGGGAACAGCGAGAACGTGTTCTTCGTCTGATCCTGGCTGACGGCTGCGACGGTGATCCACGCTGCGTGGCGTGGCTTGCCTACCGGGTTGCCGTCGGCGTCGAAGTGCGAGAACGCAACGGGGCCACAGAGTTCCGCGAGCGAGAGCGCTGCCGCGAACGGGTCCTTGCCCCAGCCCTTGAGGCGGCGCAGGATGCCCTCGCGGTAGACGTAGTTGCCCTCGTCATCGACCGCGTACCACCACAGCGTGAACCGAGCCTGCTCCAGCGTCGGCATGAACGGCGTACCGGCGTGCTCGCCGCCGGGGGTCTTGACGTACGCGGCCCACCAATTCAGCACGCCCCACCCGAGCGTCTTCTCGGGCAGGAACCAGCCGCCGTCGACAGTGCGTGCCCACGTCGGCCCGATCACATGCGGGGGAGACGGGGCAAGCTCTGGGTGATGGTTGTTCAGGCTCACCCCACTCCTCCTCTCAGTTCTCTGTCAAGTCAGCTACGCAGGAAGTCGATAGCTGGTCCGATGTTGTAGCCGTGTGCGGTGCTTGCCGCGAACCTCAGCGCGTCGATGATCGAGGTCGCCAGCGCGATGCCCTCGGGGAGCGGGCGCTGGCCCAGCTCGATCAGTTGGGACACAAGCGAATTCGGCCCACCGGCGAAGTCGGTTGCCGTCATCACGATCTTGGCAATCGCGACCTGGTATTCGTGCATGTCGTCGTCGCGGACGGACGCGAACATGTCGTCTTCGTGCGCGTAGTCGCGGACCTCGAACGGTGCTGTGTCCAGGCCCTCCAGCCGATCCTCGAGTATGCCGTGGGTCTCTGGGCCGGCGACCTTGTGAATCCACCGGTCATCGTGGGCAATGCCCGTCTGGCGCATGGGGTTTCCCCACATCACCACCTTGCGGACATCGCCGAGCCTGTGGTGCAGGCTGCCCTTCGGGTCCAGGATGTCGTGCTTGAGCACCTGGCCGATGACCACCGCGCCTTGCGAGTAGCCCGCCAGGTTGACCTCACCGGACTTCGACGCGATCTGGGAGCGAAGCTCCCTGGCCCCGTCCATGATCGAGGGCCACATCGGGAATGCCCGAGCGGGGTAGTTGCCGATGGGCTGCCAGGTGTACTTGTCGAGCACCGCCCGCGCCGTGTCGGCGGGGAGGCCCGGACCCAGCGGGTCAGCCTGGCCGGTGCCGTGGACCGTGAACAGCCAGCGCTTCGCCGCCTCCAGGCCCAGAGCCCGGAGGTCGGCGTCACTGACCTCACCATCGACCACCTGGTGGGTGCGGCGTTCGTACTCGCGCTGAACGTCAGCGTCGTCGTAGCCGAAGTAGCCGTCGACTCGCAGCGGCCCGCCGTCGTACGCCTTGGCGTAGGCCGCGTAGCGGGCCAGCATCGTCTTCTGCCAACGGCTCACCAGCCCGCCGGTATTGGCGTCGTTCGACCCGACCCGCAAGGGCATCAGTTCTCCCCGTACGGCTCAAGCAGGTCGTTCAGCTTCTTCTTGAAGCGGATCAGGCCCTTGCAGTACTCCTGGCCGAACTTGGCCAGCCAGCGCTCGCCCTTGCCGTCGAGCTGCTGGAACGCCCACGACTTCGGGTGGACACCGTCGCGAGCAACGCGCTCGACGTACTCGACAGCCAGCGGCACGTCGAACAGGTAGGCGCGGGTCACCGCGTCGTTCCAGATGTTGCCGTCGATGTTGTAGACGAAGCCGAGCAGCGTCTCGATCTGGTTCTGGTCCTCGGCCATGAACGACCGCGTCGGACCCTTCTTCATGATCTCGTTGTAGAGAGCGCGCTGTTCAGCGGGTGTGAGTGCGGACAAGAAGCCGTCCTCCTCCTCTCGGATAAGTTGCAGCAGGTCGTCGCCGACCGCGAGTGCGCGGTTCCAGCGGGCGATCCGCTCTTCGATGTGGTTGGCGCGTCCGGTGTTCGGGTTCGTCCCGTTGATCCGTCGCGAGACCGTCTCGATGTCGCGGCGGTCGCACAGCGCGTTGATGTCCGGGCGCTCGACCGTCCAGTACCAAGCCGCGCCGATGCCGGCCCACTTCAGATCGGCCAGCGCACGCGGGTTCTTAACGAACACGTCGGGGTCGGTCACCAGGCCGCGGTCGAAGCACCACTTCCCGAACCGGGCGTAATGCTCGCGCCAGGTGATCTGAATCCAGGTGCGTCCCTTGTAGATCCAGCGCTCCTGGTCCAGGGGACCGTTGGCGTACTCCTCGGTGGCCCGGAAGTCGTCGGACTCATGGCCGGTCTGGGCGATGAACATCGCGATCCGGTTGACGTTCGTGCAGTCGGCCTGCTTCAGTCCGTCCCGCATCGTCGGCAGGATCTCGCGGGCCTTGGCCTCGGAGATGCCCGCCGCACGCGCCAGGATCGGCGCGGCGTCGACCACGGGGGTCGGCGTAGGTGCGGGTGCGGGAGCAGCCGGTGCGGCGTCGGCGTACGCGTAGCCCTTCGGCGGGATCAGCTTGGCGCACTGGTCAAACGAGATCCAGTAGCCCTGCGGCTGGAAGCCGCTGTCGGCGATCCATACCGCCCGAGCGCCGGGGGTGTCGTCGTAGCCCATGCACGCGACGTAGTGGTACGTGGTGCCTCCGCTGTAGCGCGGGCTCACCGAGCCCTTCACGCCGCGTGGCTTGTTCGACGGCGGGGCGACCCAGTTCATGACGACGCCGTAGCCCGCGTTGATGGAGCGGACGATGTGCTCCCACAGCCGGTCCTTCTGGCCCTGCGTGGGCGGGTCGTTGGTCAGGTAGACCGACGTGTAGCGGGCAGCCGGGACGCGGCGGTCGAGCACCTGCTCGATCAGGCCGACGTAGTCGGTGCCGTCGCGGTCGTCACCCCGTCCGGGGTTCTCGATGGCCTCGATCTCAGCGGCGAGCGTGGCCTCCGGGACGATGATGCCTCGCGAGTTGAGCACGACCTGGGTGGCCGCAGGGCCACACCACCAGCCGGTCTCCTGCGTGACGATGCTGCGGTCGTAGGGAAGTACCTTCTCCGTCATCGCGTCAGGTCCCGGAAGATCTCCAGCCCCCTCTTGACGATGGGGTCGATGATCTGGTCATCGAGCTTGCCGGGGATGTAGTCAGTCAGCTTGTCGGCACCGCGCTCCGCGCCCGTCGCGGCGGCTTCGGTGACGGCAGTGACGAGCGCCTTGGTGAGCGGCTCGACGTGCTTGCCGAACTCCTCAGCGATCTGCTTCGCGATGATCGGCAGAAGCGCCTGCGCGATCAGCTTGGCGATGGTTGCGAGCACGGGTGCTCCTTTCGTCGGGGTCAAGTGCGTAGCTCGGGAGGGAGTCGAACCCCCAGACACCTGTTCCTGAGACAGGCGGCTTTGCCTGTTTGCCTACCGAGCCGAAAGACCCAGCCCCACAAGTGGAACTGGGTGGATGCAGACACGGCAGGACTCGAACCTGCAGCCGGCGGCTTTGGAGACCGCTGCTCTGACCAATTGAGCTACGTGCCTATGTGCGAGGGCTCCTCCTTTGGGCAGGGCCGCTCGCATGGCTGATCTGGAAGGACTCGAACCTCCAACGACCCGGTTAACAGCCGGGTGCTCTGCCAGTTGAGCTACAGATCAATGGACCCGTTCAGTCGGTGGGTCAGACCGAACCCCGAGGGGTTAGATGTATGCGCGAATCCAGACAGATCCATTGGCACCGGCACCGCCGGTACCGAAGGTGATGGTGTGGCTGGCACCGCCGCCGCCTGGCGGGTTGCCCGCGCCGCCGATGTTGCCTTGAGCCGCGCCGCCGACGTACGTGATGCCGTTCCTGACGTGGTTGCCGGGTGACTTGCCTTCCAGGCCGCCGCCTGCCGAACTCCCGGCTACGCCGCCCGCCCCGGTGATCGACCCGTAACCGGTGATCGTCGCGGTGGTGGGGTTACCAGCGAGGCTCGCGCCCTGGCCGTTCGACGGCCTGCCTTGTCCGACAGTGCCAGTTACCTGCGTCACTGACCACGGGATGTCAACGCCGCGTCGGAGGGTGACGGAGTTCCACTGGCCAGCGCCGCCGCCTGGTCCCCAGAGGTCGAAGAGCTGCATACCCTTGCCGCACGCACCGCTGCCGAGGACGATGATGTCGAGGTACAGGCAGTTGGCCGGGATGTTGTACGTGAACGCACCGGCTGTGGTGAATTGCTCTGTGGCAGAGGCGAACTCAGGCCATACCTGGTCGTTGGCCAGGAAGATCCGTGACGGAGTCTGGGTGCCGACGCGGAACGCGTTCGGGTTGACGTTGCCAAGACGAATCGCCATCCGTCACCCCACGATCACGTAGAATGTCGTCGCGACCTTCGGTGAGAGCGCGTCGTAGGCAGCCTGGGTCAGCTTGACGAAGTCGAGCACCGTGCCATTCGAAGACGGGACGCCTGCTGGACCCTGCGGTCCCTGAATGCCCTGCGGGCCTTGGGCTCCGGTGTCACCCTTGTCACCCTTGTCGCCCTTCGGGCCGGTAGCGCCCGTGTCACCTTTGTCGCCCTTGTCACCCTTGGGACCTTGGGCACCGGTATCGCCCTTGGGTCCTTGGGGACCGGTGTCGCCTGTGTCGCCCTTCGGACCTTGCGGTCCCGGATCACCCTGTGGACCAGCGGGTCCGGTATCGCCCTGTGGACCGGTGGGTCCGGGGCTGCCGGTATCGCCCTTGTCGCCTTTGTCACCCTTCGGCCCGGACGGGCCTTGGGGTCCTTGGATGCCCTGGATACCCTGATCACCCGTCGGCCCTTGCGGGCCGGTGGGACCAGTTGGGCCGGCGGGTCCGGTGTCACCCTTCGGGCCTTGTGGGCCTTGGGAACCCGTGTCTCCCTTGGGGCCTTGTGGACCAGTAGGTCCCGGCTCGCCTTGGGGGCCGGTGTCTCCGGTGAAGCCTCGCGGGCCTTGTGGACCCTGTGGGCCCTGTGGGCCGGTCGCACCTTGCGGACCAGTGGGGCCTTGCGGACCCTCGACTCCCTGGACCGGGAGACCCTCGGCCTCGGGAGGCCAGCCGCCGTCGTAGCGGTACAGCAGACCACCAGCGACCCAGATCTCGCCGTCGGGAACCGAGGCGGGTAGGTCGTCGTAGTCGGCCACCTGGCCGTCGATGTGGAGTCCTTCGCCCTCCGGGCCTCGCGGCCCGATGGGGCCGGGGAGTCCGAGCAGACGCCCGGACGGGAGGACGCGGGTGAGGATGCCCTTGGGGGCCTCGGTTGGTACCGAGATCAGGCTGAAGGCGGGGCGTGACCCGACGATCTTGCCGGTCGGCGTGCCGACGTAGGACAGGGCTGACTTACCGTCTGTGGGAAAGCCTCTGAGCCTCATCAGCCCACCTTCGCGACGGTCCCCCACGCCAGTGGATCGCCACCAGATGTCTCACCATCCGGGAGGAAGACGAGCTGCCACTTGGTGCGGTCGGCGATGTCGTCGGCGTCGGTCGACTCGACCTTGATGGTGGCCGTGGAACCGACGATGTCGAACTCCCACTCGGTCGTCGGCGAAGTCTGAAGCTCGAAGTACAGGCGACCGGCAGGGAAGTTGACGGGCTCGCCGCTGGCGTCGAGGTTCTCGAACGTCCACTTGAAGTCGCGACCGCGCCAGAGGACCAGCGAGTCGCTGTCGAGGCGGGTACCAATGTCAGCCATCTGGCTTTCCTTTCGCGTCGGTGATGTACAGCCCCGGAGGGGGAACCGGAGAGGGGACGGCTCGACCCCTCCGGGGCGGGTCTCTGTTAGCCCTGAGCCAGCCGATCTCGGAAGATCTGCGCCACGTCGACTACGACTCCCTCGGCTTCCTTCCGCTCGATCTCAAGTTGGACCCGGCGGCGGTCACCCTCGGAGACGAGGAGGCTGCTCAGCATCGAGTTGACGGTGGTGAGTAGCTGACCGTTGGGCTTCGGGGACTTGAGGAGCCCATCGAGGAAGTGGAGCGCTGTCCGGGCGTACTGCCAGTCGGACGGCTCGTAGTAGCGACGTTGAGCTGACTCGGTCAGAGACCGATACAGGTCTCTGACGATGGGATGGGGGTCGTCGAAACCAAGCTCGGGTATCGGCACGGTGCCGATGGCGGTGACCTTCTCGGTGGGCACCGCGTCTTTGTTGCGTCGGACGCGTTGATCCGACCGTTTACGCACAGGGCCTCGTTCGCCCACTGTCACCTCCTGGGTGGTCAGCGGGCTCCTGGCCCGCTATATGCGGCCAGGGTGGCGTTCGGTCGGTCGCTTCCTCCTGGCTCGTAACTGCCGCTTCCGGGCGTTGCCCTCAGCGGATGACTTCTTGCCGTGGCAAGACGAGCACGCGGCTCGTAGGTTGGCGCGTGAATGGTCGTCACCACGACGGATGTGGTCGACCTCGGTCGCCTCAAGCAGGCAACCGGACCAACCGATCTCACAGATCCAGCCCGCGTCACGGAGCACCTGTCTCCGTATGGCGGGCCAGTCGTCGGGTAGGCGGGTTGACCGGTCACTGGTTGACCAAGACAACGAGACCACCTCCCTATAGGGCGGCGCGTCGGTGAGCGCCGCCAGAAGCGGCCCTGGGGGCCGCTGGATACCGGCCCTGGAGGCCGGTTCTATGTCAAGTGCGACCGGCCCTCGAAGGCCGGTCTATTGGAGGGGGAGCGCTCCGGGCGCTCCCGGAGGGGAGCCGCTTGGGGCGGCTCCTCCAGAGGGCCGAGCCGGGGCGAGGCCCCATCTCTCACCCCTCCGTAGGTTCCCCTCTCTCTTCCCCCCTACAACCAATAGTGGGCGACACTTTCGGATCGAGTGTCGCTGGGCCCCTGGAGTGTGACAGTAGCCACACCAGTGACAGTATTTCCGGGACTGTCTACCACTATCGGGTGTCTCGGCTCTGTGTGGCCCTGTGCCGGCCCGTGCCGGCGGTCGAGCCCGTTACCCCGTTCTCTGTCCAGTCGCCCGTGAGGGCGGCTCTGAGCCTCTCCACGGGGCCTTCCTGGGCGTGTCCATCCCCATCGAAACCTGGAAACCCGTACATAATCGGGCTGCCGCA